ATGAAATATTTGGGTCATTTAAGCGTAAAAGATATTAAACCCCTTCATATCGTCAATGCATTGAAAGCTATTGAAGCTGCTGGATCTACAAGCCAAATTAAACGTGCAAAAACTGCCATCAGCAAAACATTCAAACATGCCGCAGGAAAAGGGCTCTGTAATAATAATCCAGTTGCTCTAATTAGTTTAGAATCTTTTAAACAGCATGTTGAACAACAACATCGAACCTTAAATCCTAAAGATATTTATAAATTACGAGAATTTATAAGTCATTCTAAAGCATCTTTAACAACACGTATGGCCACAGAATTTACCCTAAGAACATGCTGCCGCATCCAAAACGTTGTGCAATTAAAATGGAGCTATATAGATACTCAAAAAAATATCATTAGTATTCCAGCATCAATTATGAAGACCAGAGAACCACATCACATCCCTATTACCCCACAAATTCAAAATATTTTAGATATACAAAAAAATCAAAGTGAATATGTTTTTGCGTCTCATCAATCACATTTACGATCTACAACGCCAATCATGGCACTAAATACGAATAAGATTGAGACTTCTATTCATGGTTTAAGGCATCTAGCATCAACCATCCTCAATGAAACAAAGAGATTTGATAAGGATATTATAGAGTCCATTCTAGCTCATACTGATAGCGATAAGATCAGAGAAACCTATAACAATGCCCAATACCTACATCTTAAAAGAGATGCCCTGCAATTCTGGAATGATTTCATTGATAAATGTATTGATGCAGAAAGTAACTTAAAAGCCCTAGAGGACGAAAACATCATCATTATTGATAGGTAGCCTATAAATGAATAAACCCGCCATAGTTTTCACTATGACGGGTTCCAGTTACCTATTGTATATATCATAAACACTCATTTAAAATTAGTTCGCTTAAATCTAAAACCTTAAATATTGAAACAACTAGTTCTAGCTTTAATGTTAATGGTAAATTTTCATCATCACAGACTACCAACACTTGAGCCTCATGCCGTAAGAAATTTATCCCCCGCTGTATAACAACTGGAGCTAATTTATGTTCACCTTCTAAATTCCCAATAGCCCAAAAAATTGCGTTATGCTTTTCTTCAACATTTTGAGAACAAGCAAAAATAACATTAAACCAAGATTCAAAAATATATTTCACATCATTGGGCTCAATATCTTCAGCTTTATTGGTTAATCGTTCACTCCAATATTCCTTGTAATACTTCTCTACTAAATCTTTCGTAACCCCCTGTATACACTGATGTATTAAACAAATCTTTTTAATGTCTGGCTCTAACAGATCCGAAAAAATCTGTAGGCTTTCTATATTATTTTTTATTCCTGTAGCGATCATAATTCTATCCACTTCTTAAATAAATATAATTACATTCTGTATAAAAGATAGCCATTTTGTAGCTGGGGCGTATTTTAATACAAAAATATTTTTTTACTAGCTTTCATCTATTTAAGAAATGTTCTGTAAATTTAAGATAAACACAAAATATGCAAACTTTTCATACAATAAAAAATTGATTTATATCAAAAATTATACTTAAAGCACGGTGTTCATTTTTTATTCACTTGATTCAAAAAATCTTCATCATCTACTGAAAAAGTAATACAACTTGAGTATAAATAGCTCCCAAACCAAAGACATCAAAAAATGCATGAGCCAACATAAATGGCACTAATAAATTTGTTCTACGACGTATGAGAAGAAATACAACACCTAAAAGGGTGATGGCGATTGCACTATTTATGCCTTGATATGTATGAAAACTAAAACGAATCACCAAACTATAAAGATACATCCAGCCAAAATATTGACGAGGAATACAAAATAATAAGCCTAAAAAGAAGATCTCTTCATAAAAGCCATTAAGCAAAGAAAACACTATTAAATTGGGCGTAATATGATTGTGTAATACATCACTACTAGCGGCATTTTCTACTGATTGTGCCAATAGATCAGGAGCATTCCATAAATGTACGCCCCAATCATAAAAGTATGTCGCCATATCTGAAGCACAGGCAAATAAAATTGCTAGTGGCACAGTGTAATAATTGACACGAAAATTTAGCTGTTTAAAGTCGAATCGCCGCACTAGCAAATATATACCTGCGATTGATAAACTCATCAATTCAAGTGCTATATCCCAATAGTGATTGGATTGAATGAAAGATAAATCAAGCCCCGTTTGATCACCTACATTAGATAGATCTAAAAAGCTGATAGTGGATTGGATGATCGCTTGGCCAAAGAAAATAACCGTTAATACTAAAATATCCCAAATATTCAAATATGCATTTGTGAAGTATTTAGAACCATTCATTGAATCAATTCGCTTAGAGTTTACAACCATCTAAATACATACCCATAAATCTTAGACTTATAACTGATAACCATAAGAGATTTCAAGATATTGAATCTAATTTGGCTGCAATATATAAACAAATAGTTTATATGCCAATGCTTGAATTTCTTCTTTATGTTGCTGAATAACACGCTTAATGTTAATCCATCCCCTTTTTCTAAACTCGGAAGGCAGTTATGTCAACACCTACCCTTTTAGCTAAATCAGCATAAGTGATGTTTATATCTGGCGGAAGCGGATGGAGTATTACACCGCCACAAAACGATCAATAATTGCTTTATTCTTTGTTTATCAAAAACATACTAAATTACCCTAAAACATAAAACTTTATGTGGTTGGATCTCTTTTGGTACAAAATGACCCTTTAAAATACTATGGTAATGAAATTCTAATATCATATTTTTCATCTTTAACATTTGGTGATACAAAGCCAAAAAAGTCAGCTAAGTAATTTAGCAATAAACTCTTTAAATTTTCATCATCAGTAATTTCCACATTTTCTAAACAAAAATGCTTTCGTAAACCATAAATAGACTGATGAATAAGGTAAAGAAACTCCTTTCCTTCCATATTCTTTTCAAATTCATATTGATTGTTAATTAGTATTATATCTGGAGTGCCAATCTCCTTCTTCTCCATATGAATAGATGAAACCTTTTCAAAAGAAAGTGCTATATATAAAATGGGAATCTGCTCCTTACAATATTCTTGCAATTGTGGAGAATATAAAAAAAATTGTATTGGGCAAGAAATATTTGAAAAAATAAGTTTAGTCGTAATAAAGTCTGATATTTCATTAATAAAAAGAATCAAAGCAATCGCTAGTTTTTGACATATCAATTCATCTTCATAGACTGTTATTTGTAAATTAATTTTTTCAGATATTACTGTGGTGAGTATCACTGCTTCATCTATTGTTCGATACGAAAAGAAACTCAATTTTTGAGATAATTCTTCATAAATAATATCAAGCTCATCTTGCCCTAACAGCTCCCTGGACTGTTCGATTATAATCCCCAATAAACTATAAGAATACTTTATACCGCCAACTTTATTTATCATTAACTGTACAATTTCTAAGAAAAACTCTTTTCCTGCTTTGCTTTCTACTCTATTGCAATAATTTACTAACTGAGATATCGCATCAACTGCATTTTGCTCACTAATGCCTTCTTGAGAAAGATATCTTGTAAATAAATTAACAGTATATTCTCTGATGGATACTTCCTCTGCATAAGAAATAATTATTTCCATGCAGTATGAAACATCTAAATTAATCCTCTCACAAAAAATCAATTGATTATTTATAAGATCTTTTACTTTAACTTGATCATTTTCTGTATGATAAATCTTAATAGCCTCTGAAATCATTTTTTGATATGCATGTGCAAACATATCTATCTCAGCGTAATGAGTTGCGCTCATAATAAAACTTTCTGCAGAATCTTTTGATCTTCCTAACAATAATAAGGTTTCTGCTTTATGTTCTAAAGCTTTTGCCATTCCATAACGAAATTCTGACTCCTGACATTTTTTGTATGATTTATCAGAAAATTCTAAGCTTAGTGCATAATCACCTTCCAATCTTTTCTCAGCCGATAGAATCCAATATATTCGTCCAACCTCTTTTAGTAAATTAGCCTCTAAAGCTTTACTAAGAGCTTCTTCATATATGTTTATAGCTTTTTCTTTATCACCAGAATCTCTAATTATATTTCCATAATTAATTAAATTAAGTACAACCTTGTCGCTTAACCCATATTTCTGACAGAATGCTATTGCTTGCTCACTGAACATTCTAGCTTTATCAAAATCTTCTTTCTCTCTATATATATGCGCTAAAGTACTTAATGTTACTGTTCTAACGAGCAAAACATTTGGTGATTTATCTAGATACTCTAATAGTTTTAATCCATACTCTTCTGCTAAATCTAATTTCCCCTTTATTTGAGATAGACAGGAAACAAAGTTTGAACAACTCATAATTATGCCTTGTTGTTCACCCAGTTCTACAAATAATTCATAAGCCTTTTTAGCTGTCTCTGCTCCTTTACGAAATTCTGAAAGATCCGTATATATTTTAGATATATTGCTCAGAACAAGAGGTTTTATCTCTTTAGAATATGTATCTAAATCATCAAAAATACGATCAACTATTTTTAATGCCTCTGAAATACAACCTATTTCTACATAATTAATTGCTTTGAATGTTAGAGCTGATACATATAGCTCGTGGTTCTCATGATTTAATAAATCTAGTGCCTTATCTACAAATTGTGTAGATTCATTTTTATTTCCTAGCAAATGGTGAATATGAAAAAAACAATAATATAAGTATCCCTCTTCAAAACTTGATTCAGCATACTCTTTTTTAATTTCCAAAAGCTCTAATGCAAATAATAAATCTCCAGACTCTACTAAGTAAGGAACAACTGCAAAGGCATATTTTTCAATTTTCTCAGGCTGGTTCTTTCTTAACAGATAAGTAGCATGAATTATTTTTTTTTCTGATAAATAGTATTCTCCTAACTGCTTTTGATAGACCGATAGAATTCCATTCTTTTCTAACTTCTCATGAATGAACTCTTCAAGTGAAGGATGAAATATCTCTAAATGCCCATCATTGTTTTTAACCAACTGATGAATTTCCTGAAGATCTTTTGCAACCTGTATTGGAGTTCTACCAGAGATTTGAATCAATTCTTTTATATTCACATAAGAATATGAAATAGCAATAAATATTAATTTTTCTTGCTGAATCTCCGACAAATTATTCCAAATTTCATTTTGAAATGCTTGCAAATCTGGCGGAATAGAATCTCTATTAAAATGAGAGTAATAAAAGAGATATAATGGATTCCCTTGAGATGAACTTATTAAATTATTTAAATCTAATTCACCAATAAAAATATCGTGACTCAATAAATATTGCCTAATTTCATCTTTTGTAAAAGAATTACAAGCATAAGAAGTAATTGGAAGATGCTCAAATAACTTATTATTTCTTACTAAAAAAAGGAAACTATTTTGGCCTTTTTCAAAACACATCAATTTCTCTGCTAACTCTTTACTTTGGTCACAATCATCAATAATAAAATGAATTTTAGACTGAATTTCAAGCAAACAAACTTGCATCCATTCAAGTGCTTCCTCCAAATTTGTGATTTCTAATAAACTATCATTATTAATACCTCTAACTTTATTAATCAAATACAATAAAACACTCAGAGATGATTTATTCTTTAAAGAGATATAAATAACTTTATCTGTAGTATTAGAAATTTGATATGCCAATGTACTTTTACCAATACCTGGTTCTCCATATAAAATCACTTGACCACTTTCTTCTAAAAACCTATTAATATCCTCTACTAGGCTTTCTCTAGTGATTAGCTTTTTAGCATCAAAATCAGATACAAGCATTCTGAAATAATCTAATGAATTACGTTCTGCCAATTCTTTCTGTTTCTCAATTCTTAAGAATTCTTGAACCTCAGAAGAGTCCTGAAGATAGAGATTTCCATTTACATTATAAATTTTTTCAGCATGCTGACTTTGAATTTCAACCACAAATTAGTCCTTTTTTGATTTGTAAAAATCACCTTGAACATTAATAATATCTTGGCCAGCATGTTGCTGGCCAATATTAAAACCTTTAGTATTTGTAAATGTCATTTGGGACGCAGTTATTATCTGTTGAGAATGCTCTTGAACCCAGTCTTTTATTGTAAAAAACAATTCATCATCATAGCTATTACCTGTTAGTTCTTCATAATGATCCTCAATATCCCTAAAAGGTTTTGTAGGATTAACAGATGGTTTTGTACATAGATCTTCAATATATCTATTCGCCTCCTCATCTGAATTAAAAAACCTTTTTACTTTCTTACCTAATGATGACAAATCAATAGCCTTCTTTAACCCATCATAGGTTGCACTAGCAATTACACCTGTAACGACATTTCCAGATTCTGCTAATATTACCCCACACAATGCTGCAAAAATTGTTGTCATATAAATAATTCCTTATAAATTAATTTTTCAAATAATCTTCTAAAACTTTTTGGTCGTTGCTAATTTGCTCTTTAATTTTCTCTATAGTATAAAAATCATCATCAGGATAGTAACTAACAAATGACTCATATGTGGATACCAAATATTGCAATCTATTAATTTCACTGATTAAAAATGAGCTATCAGAAGTACAATCTTTTTTCATTCGTTCTTCAACTGTTAAGTTACAAATTGCTTGTTTAATCAATATTTCGTCATACGTCCCAATTAACTCATCTACTAAGCTAGATAGCCATAAATTTTGTATTTTATGAAAGGTTATAGGCATCAGTGTTCTTAGTTCACTTATTCTTCTTTCAGATATTTGTTCTTTAGAATATCTAGGAAGCATTTTTTTCTTGTCTACTTTGGTATCTTTCATCCCATAAGTTATTACATTAGAATCCTGAGGTATTTCACCTTCTTTAACAAAACTAAATACTTTCTTCTTAAAAAAATCTTTTCCCCAATTCCCTTCCAGATTCGGGTCTCCAACAACAGATCGAATAACAATCTCTTCAGTATTTTTAATATTTTCTTTGAAATTAATATAATTATCACTTTGTACTGTCATATGCTTAAAATACGTATTCACATAGACTAATGGATTAATTTTTTTTAACAAATCTCTAGGAACTATTCTTTCTATTAATCTATTTAGCTCAGGACCAATAGAAAATCCATAAGAACCATCTTTCTTCTCTATAAAAGTAAGGTCAACAGCATCTCCATCATCATTTGATCTAGAAACCCAATCCATAAATGTAGCCATAACTTTATCAGCTGGCTCTTTATTCTTGAATTGAAATACTATCTGTACAGGACGAATATTATCATTTATTTGCTCAAATACATAAGCCAACCCCAGACATTCGGCTTGTTTGAATAATTCTGAAAACTTAATATCTCCGACAACCATAAAGTTGGGTTTAATACCAAAATCAAATCCTATCATTTGATTATCCTGTTTTGTAATCATATTTCTTCACCCAAATTAAATTAATAAACTAATATTCCCACCAATCTTATCCTTAATCATCGCAGCAGTAGCTTTTGAAGCAGCATACTGACCACCTGACAATTCGCCCAATCGGCTTTTAATAACGTCAATCATAGTATCAATAACTGCTTCACTTTTCTTTGCATCCAATCCTGAGTTTTTAGCCAAGTTAATGAGATGTACACACTTAACTTTATAAGCCTCACCTTCTATATCCATTTGGTGATAACCATTCAACTCTCAAGATTAAGTCATAAAGATGTTCACCACTTTCAGATGCCTATTAGTTGAAAAAGTTAAAGTTACTTACATTTATTCAGATCAATATCGGAAATATAGTTATTCCCCCATCCCATAACACATGCTGTTCTTTGGTTACGTTCTTTTTCCCATTCTGTTACTGGATACATCTTATTCCACGCATTAAATAGCTGCTGATCTTGCTTTGACAATCTCATGCCATAGCGATCATACATATAGAGAGTAATACGCGCTACGATGCCACGTATTTCTTCTCTAGGCATCATTTTACGAGCCTTAAAATCAATCACGGTTTGACATGATCCATATTGATGGGGCGATTCATTTAACATGCCATACATAAAATCTGATCGATCACCATTAACTTCACCAATCACAGGTAAAAAGTTATGAAGATCTGCTTCGGCTTTATTAAACTCTTCTGAAACCTTTTGGCAGTTTTTTCGACCACCATTTTTCCAACACTGATACTGTTTGCCTACGATAGAAATAGGTAAAACATGTTCCCACTCTACTCGATTTGCTCTCGTAGCATTTTTTCTGACTTTATAGCCACAACTTGCGATATCAATCACCCCACTACCTTTGTTTCCCTGCCATGTAATAGGACAATCGCAATATAGTTCTTTTGATGTATCAAAATAAATACTTTTGACTGCTGCCGCTTTAGCTTTGCGGAAATTTTCAGGTGGTTTAATAGATACTAATTGTACATCAGTGACCCTTTTTACCTCAAAATTATTAGATGGTTCTATTTGTTGTATCGGATCAACTCTCCCCGCAACTCCACCATGTCCAGAGCAAGTACCTCTACCCACTGATGTAGAATACATACCATCTCTACAAAGAGATTTTACATTTGGATCAGAAGCATCAGATGTAACATAGGCATTAGCGCCCGAAATCCATCCAAGTACCATTAGCATATAAGCAAATAGTTTTTTCATTATCCTCCCCCACCTATAAAATCCAGAATTCTGTCCCTATATGCTATACCAAAAAATTAGACAATAAAAAAAGTGCGCTAATTAAAGCGAAGCGCACCTATCTTAATTTGATTTAATACCTGATGGGCTAGATTCATGTGTAAGCTTAGATGTGATCCCACTCGCTTCTCCTTCATCAAATGTTGGTTTACCTCTACGAATAAAACTATTGTTTTCGGCACATGGTTTATTTCCAGCAATAATCACAAATAAACCATCTGAGCATGTTGATTGTTCAGAGCCATTTGATTGTGTCTTAGCATTTACAATGCCTGAACATATAAAAGAAAAGAATAAAATATAAAAAACTATTTTTTTCATCATTTCTCCTACGACTACATCGGATATAAAATTTTAAGTTTTAATAAAAACCATAAGACACCTCATAAGGGTTTTCATATTGTAATGTTTTAATCTGTAATTTTACAGATTTGAGTTGTCTCGCAATCTCAGCAGCTTCAATCTGCTCGTCTAAAAGTAAATGCATATTCATTGTCGTTTGTAATTCATGATGTTTTACCTGCAAATCATGTAGCATTTGTTCTTTTTCATATGCCTTTAATTCTTCTTTAGTTGGCAATGGTATTGCAGGATCATCAACCCATGTGTTAGTGGAAAGATCATAAGTTTTAGCACCGCCCACAAAGCCATTTGGCACTTCAACTGCTATTGTTTCCCATACAACATCAGGCGTATAAGAATATGACCTCATATCAGCCTTATTAACATAAATAATCATTTAGAACCCCCTATTTTCCATACATGCATACGCACTGGAGCCATACCAGGATTATCAGGTACAAAAACACCGCCGGATACGGCGGGATTGTTCACACCTACAGTACCTGCACCTGTCTGAACGTAAATCCCTTCACCTAAAATCATACCGCCTGTAACGAAACCACCACCCGCACCTTCCCCGGTTCTCCCCCACTTATCAAGCTTCTCAGAGTAGATTTCCACTACAGTTAAAACAGGGACGTTATCACCAAATGGGTTAGGTAGAACTTTACGTTCATTACGCATCATCGTGCCAAAATCAACTAATGTGTAATCTGCATTAATATTATTACTGGCCTCGATATCTAACTTAGCACTAATATTTCTTTCAATCTCTTTACATGATGCCAAAATAGCCTGGCCCTTAGATCTAGCATCCTCAATCATAGATTGTAAGTTAGATTCAATGTTTTGAAAGATATTTGAAAGATCGCTATTAAGAGTAGTGGGCTTATTATAAAGCCATTCTTCAAATGTATTAGTAGGACTATCTTGTTTCATCTCAAATAATCGCCCTCCTAGTAATGGAAAAACATTTCCATCAGCACCAGTACTGATACTAACCTGATAAGATCCAATGGGTAACTCAAAAGAATATTGCCCTTGAGCATCAGTTTTAGTCGTCACCTTTCTGATGCCATCTTGCGAAAAATAAAGAAACGTATTAATTAAGGGCTCAACAATTTGTGAGCCCTTTTGATTATTTTTAGTAATTTTAAGAATACCCGTTTGCATACTTCAAACCTCATAAATCACTAATATCTAAGATAAACCATAAAATATCATAATTAGAGCGCCAATAATTATTGGACTCGCTTCTGTCAGGTGGTGCTAAAAATACATTGGGCCTAACAGATACATGAGTCCCTACACACTCTATAACCGATGCTTTGCTATACTCAAAAGCTCCTGCAACATGCCTACGAGATAAATCATTTCCGACTTGTACAAAAGCTAATTTTGTCACCTGATTAATTGATCTATACCACACAGGCTGCGGATTGAATTTACTAATATATCCAATCACTTTTGCTGTCTTTAGTGATGAGTTGTAAATTAATTTTTGTTGTGAATTATAAATATTAACGCCATACATATCTTTATTCGCATCGCCGTCGTATGGTTTAAAAAGATGCGCTTTTGCAGGCTTAGAAATATCTAAAGTTGCTATGCGTAATAAGCTAGTATTAGCATCTCTATGGTTCCATGAAATGATACTACCCTCTTCAATTGCAACCACTGAATTTTTCAATATAGCCCTTGGGATATGATACTCTGTCAACACGGATTTATGCATACCTGGAGCATTCGTGCCATATCTAACCCATGTATATTTTAATGGCACTTTATAATATTCAAAAACCACACCACCATCATTTAATGTTCTTAAACCATTTTCTCTACTAAATTGAACGCCATACATTAGAAACTCCCCTTCATTACAGTTAAATGATCGGAAACAGCTGTAATTGTTACAAGGCTACCATTAACGGACACTCGCTCCTTCCAAAAGTCTGATGCGCCAACGTCTCTCACTGAAGTAAAGACAAACTCTCCCTTTTCAACGCTAATATCTATACCCATGCTTTGACCTTTTTTAAGTTCAATTGCTTTATTAAAAGTAACAACATCACCAATTTTATTAATGACTTGGCCACTTTTATTTTTTATTTGAATATCAAACATGTTATCCACCAATCTTCATCATTTTATTAATTTAATTTTCCAATTCTAATTCTTTCAATACCATTATCATCGTATACAAGAATATGATCACTCGTAATTCTTAAACCAACGTTTTGATTTGGATTACTACTAATCGTGACATTTCCATCACTAGATACTATGAATTTTTTATTAATGTTTAATGTCCCTCCTTCTATCACGGGTGCTTTCAATTTTGCACCTGCAACCAGTGACTCACCTTTAATTGTTCCGCTTGCAATTAAGTCACCATCTAGGGCTAACTTGTTTTCCCATAAAACAAATGGCATTTTAGATGTCCCATTCGTTGGATTTACTATGGCAAATTTATTCGCTTGTATAATAAACTCTGACGTTTTCCCATCATTCAAACTCGTAAAGCCAGAAATCACTTTTTTACCGCCACTCATAGCGACTGTTCTTAAAGTATATTGCGATTTAACTTTTCCATCTACATAGGCTATTGTTTGCTCCACATTTTCAATTGAGGCATTTATATTTTGATCAATTTCTGTCTTTAGCGTTTTAATCGATTCAGCCTGCGCTTCTAATTGAGTTGTTGAAGTTTTCTGAATCTCATCGATTGATGCCTTAATACTATTATCAACTTCTGATTTTAAACTCTCAATGATCAGCGACTGTGCTGATAACTGATCAGTTGTGGTCTTTTTAAAAGTATTAATTTCTGCCTGATTAGCCTCAACGATAGAACGATTAATCGTAGTTTCCGCAAGAATGGCCTGACTCTCTGTCGCTTTAGAAAACTCTAACAGCTTAGCTTCAGCCAAGGCTTGATCAGCCTTTTTCTGAATTGCTTTCATTACTGTTGATTGATCAATCAATGTTTGCATGTCTTGACGTGCTTCTTTTAAAGCATCTTCAATGATATGTGTTGCAACATCATCAGATAACTCTTTAAGCGTTACTTTCCCGCGAATCATCTCAATAATGCTCGTTGAGTCATTAGATGATTCAGCATAGAACGCACGCGTAAATTCACCTTGATTACCATCTAAATCGACTAAGCGAAACCAGAAATAACGGCCATCTTTAATCCCTAGATTACTAACTGTATAAGTATTCTGTGGATATGGCATTTTGGCCGCTAAAGTTGCTTTACTTCTATCTTCACTTTGTGACCACCATATTTCTGTATATGCTTCTGTTGTTAAAAGCGATGGCACTTCCCAATATAGATTTAAGCCAAAAACGATGGGCAAATATCTTAAACCTGTTATTTCATAAGTGGTGCTAAATGAAATAGATAATTCTGCACTGTATTGGCCATATTCATTAAGCGCTCGAATACGTGCTGTATAGTTGCCCTGAGGAAGATTTGTGAGTTTAGTGAACGTTTCAAATGTTTCAAGACGACGCAGTAATTTTTTACCATCATACAGATGGATAATATACTTAACTTTCCCGCCTAATGTTTCAATGCTATCCCAACGTAGTACAAGGCTTTTACCCTCATTTTCTACAATGCCATTACTCAAATGCGGAATAGTATTTAGTGATGAATGATGACCTTGTATGTATGAGGCACCACGATCAACAATCGCTTCTTTTTGTGGATTGTGTTTAATGGCCGTTACTGTATATGTATTCGTCTCTCGATCTTCTTCAATGTGTATGCATCTAAATAATCTAGGCTGTAATTTCCCAACAATCGCCGCAAATTGTACATGTTCAACTGCATTCACTGGTGCATCAAGTTTATATTGAGTTGCACTAATCGCTCGTTTAACCTTGAAGGTTTTCACCTTACCTTCAACATTAATCAAGAAAGATGTCACTCCTTTGATATCACGATCAATAGTGATCACATCATTAGCAATATCCACAATACGACCGCCAACTTGTTGCCCAGCATAATTACTATCTGCTATCCCTACAATATCGTGTTGCTCATGTCGAATACCCGCAGCACCTAACTTAAACTGAACATGTTCATTTTCTGTTAAAGAGGTAATCAAATTCCACTTTGCACAACGTAGTGCTTGTGATCGTTTCGTACATCCAAAAGCTGTAATAGATGTGGATCTAAGACCATATCTAGCGATATTCTTCTCATCTGATACTTCATCTATTTTTGTACGATAACCGTCCTCTTGATCAATGTACTGTACTTGAATTTGATTATAGAGCTCTGTTGCAGGCACAAATGAATAGTTAAATTCTCCATCAACTACGCTAGAATTTTCATATACTGCAATAACATCACTTTTACTATCGAAATACACAGTAAAATAGTTATTAGCATCTGAATATGTGCCACGGAAAACTGAACATAAATTATCTAATACTGTTTTAGCATCCTCACCAAACAAAATGGCATTACAGACAAAACGAGGTTCTTTTCCACCATTGCCGTCATCTACCAACGCATCACAATACTTAGATAACTCATATAACTTATCAATATCTATTTGATAGTCTGTAAACTTCTCACCAAAACACTCATCATTTGTTAGGACATCGTACAAAACCCATGCAGGATTGTTCGTATATGCTGGTTTAAACAATCGATCCCACAATCCTGAATAAGTACGCGTTACAGGATCATAGTTAGATGGAACTTGTACAATACAGCCTTTGATGCCATATGTTCTCGTCGGATTGTTATTGCCAAATTGCTGAGAATCGATTTGTAAAAATGCTACGGCAGATCCTGGCATCCTTACTTTGACATCTATTGATTCCACATAGCTAAAGAAATACGTCTTATTTCTCAACATATCATCCTTAGAATCAGCAGTTAAACGAATACATTTGATATCAAATGGGGCTATGGGCAAGTCTGAGAACACATAATCAACGCGAAAAGGTTGATTGCCCTTCTCGTTTAAATGCATGTGTTGTGCGGCATGTACCTGACCATTTTTAATGATTTGAATACTCATATCAACAGACGTTGCTAGCTGATCTCCTTCTGTTGTAGAACGCATCAAAGCATCTACACCAACCGTTACACGCACACTGGTTACTTGTTTATTAGTTACCGTACGCGTAATAGGGTTTTTCTTTTCAACCTGAGCCCCCACAGTGTAAGAAGTATCTACAGACATGGCACTAGGCAAATAATCTTGTTCTAACGTTCCACGGTTAAATTCAAATTGAACATCGGCATGGTTCATAGATCCATCAATATTCTGTACAGCTGTATCATTCAGATAAACAGACTTTAATGGATGATCATTACCATTAATAAAACCTGCGATTTCCCCGCTACTGATTAAATCTATGACTTTGAGTTTTTGCGCAGAATGTAATGTATTTTTTTCAATGCGTGGTGATCTTGCACCACCTCCTGATTTACCACCCATATTTAACTCCACTGAACCCTAATGTTAATAGCAGCATTACGTACAGAATCACAATTTCTATCAATATTGTACGTTTTACCATTTGGATCTTGAGCTGCAATCAACTCAACTGTTTGACGAGAATATTTAGCTGTTTGAACATTATTAATATCTATACTTGATTCAATACGTCGACTTGCTAAACCTTGTGAAATGACATAGCCACCGACCAACATTTCACCATATACACGTAAGATCTGTTTGCCTTGACCCGCCATATTAGATAGATTGCTAAACGCTGAAGACTTTGAATCTTCTACACCTTTATAATCTTGATTGAATTTTGGCTGTTTAGTTAATAAAGCTGCTGCACCTGCTAACATCAATCCGACGCCCATTTGCAATAAAACTGTAGCAACCATTGCACCACCAACGCCCATAACACCCATTGCAGCGAATGCAGCTCCAGCAACGAGAGCCAATGGACCCGACCCTTTTACAATTGGGATCACTCTAATAATTAACGGCTTACTGGCATTGATACCCGTTAAATATTCATCTTGACCAACATATCGCCGCCCTATTTTTAATGCGTACTGTTTATATTTAACGTGTTTTTTAAACCCATCTAATTGAATACATAAAGAACGCATACACTCATTGACTGTATTGCCATATAAGCTAATTTCTTTGCCATACTTTCTTAATGCACCATAGAATTTAAATGTAATTTTCTTCATACTCACTTGCCTTTAAATCATAATGAATTGCTTCAAGCATGCGTGGCTGCCAATCCTTATGCCGCCAAATAGAATGAGTTCTTTTTCTGAATACCGATCCATATGCGACGACTCTTGAGTATTGCCCCTCTACATGATGCAATACCCTTTCACCATCTAAAATTAATCCTAAATGATTAGGATTGCCGCCCATACTAGTCACGATGACATCACCTGTTACAATGTCTGACACTTGATAAAAACCAAGCTTTGGTAATCTCTTAATAATCACGTTATTCGCTTCATCAGCTTCCATGGTTTTACGTTGATAGTGATGAAGATTAATGCCACAAATTGCATAGGCATCTTCAATTAATGTGGCACAATCGAATTGACCATATTTAAATTCTCGTCCGCGTAATAAATCAACGCATTTGTATTTATGGATTTGGTTATTGGCCACGATCCACCATGATTTTTGCGTTTGTATTTGAGATAAGCGATCTAAACTTGATAAAAATGGATGGTCACCTATATGACTATGAACAATGGCATCTATACGATCATAGTTATATTTATCAAGATTAAATTCGAAATGATTCACCTTATCTTTGGCAATGTTTTTGACTGCTATAAATTCATTATCAATAACAATTCCACCTCGTTCTTCATTGGCATCAGCACAATAAGACAAGATACTGTTTTCCATAATAATCCTTTTCTAAAAGACAAAATAAAAGCCCAATAAAGGGCTCAATGGAATTGACAAAAATTAAAACGTTTATGCTAGAATTTAGTTCTACATATATTTTCCTGTAGATTTATTGATTGTAGGTTCTGTTTATACATATATTCAGAGCCTTTTTTTATCTAGCTTGAAAATTTATCAGCAACAGGAAATCCACCAAAAGGCAGCTGACCATTAACGCCAAATCGCGCAATACATCCACTAAGTCTCTTGCTGCATTTATCCTTATTCATTTCATGTGGTTCTAAAGCATGATCGTTTTCATCAGCAATAGCATGGCCATCATATCCACAATACTCACCTCGATATAAAAACGGACATACCGAAGCATAAATTGTGCGCTTAGGAAGCGTCGCCCCATCTGTTTCAGACGGCAAAGCTAATGTGAATTCAGCATATTGACTGTTATATTTTGCAGAATTGACAATATAGGATTGAGCTAAATACTCATCAGGATTCGCTTTATCATTGCCATCATGAAAGTTTACAGCATCTAAGAATTGTGACGGCACTCGGTAACGTGTTATTTTTGCCCCAATCAATCCATCATATTGATGAATCGCCCCTGTCATATATCCATTTAAATTGGCAATGTTTAGCGTCGGTCTATTACTTGGTCCATTGCCTTTTCTTTCAACGCCATCAATTTGTATTGGTATCGCTAAATATTTCTGACCACGCCAAACAACTTGCTCACCCTTTTCATTCAATTCATTACAGAAATAAAAATAATTAGAACCACCTGCATCATTAATACGGCTAATATCTAGTACATATAAATCAATCCATGCTTGTTGTTCTAATTCATCTAGTTGAGCTTTCACTGAATCACTAATCATTTCATGACCTCAACAAATCTTACTGTTAATTCACAAATATCCTTACTTTTATGAACCAGCTTATAGGGTCCATCTTTTCTCACTAGATACTGTTTTCCTTGAAAGGAAAACCAAAATGGCTTTGTAATATGTAGCAGCAAAAAATCAGTGATCTCATTGATTTCTTCTTTCTTAGCAACAAACTTTAAGTCAGGAAATATAGTTCGGTGTAACCTCAATCCCTTGAGCTGCCGCTGCTCTATGCCATCTCCGAATTGAATAATATTAAGCAATGGTTCAACTTCTTGTACCGCATCAATACGTGGACACCATCTAAATACTCTATAACCCATATCAATAACCTAAATAAGAGAAATTTCAAATAAATGTTATCTTTCAATTCTATTTTAAAAAAATATTTTCTTGCATTTTATATAGATTTCTAATGATAGACATACAATTAAATTTTAAATATAATTTTGTTGGGCACACCTTTCTTTAATTAGAATTGAGGTGTTTCAGCGTTGAGTTTTAATGATTCAACGCTTTTTTTTCATCTATTAGACATTAAAAAACCCCAATGAAGGGGCTTTATGAATCGATACATTTTATTTATTAGTACATTGATAATCCATAGATACTCTATATTGAGCACATCCACCCCAAGCACCTGGTCCATATACACAACTAGTCATTGCTGCATCAAAAGGTTCTGCTTTTTTATATCCCCATGCTGCACAACGTTTCGTGGCAATCGTTTCTGCTTGTGTCATATCCACGATGGGCTTTTCCATCTCAGTATATTCATAAGCAAGTTTAACTGTGCCATCTGCTTTACTGCCACTCACAACGCCCCATTGTTTTTTAACTGCGGTAGCACAACCGACGACTACGGTCGCAATAGCAATCATATATAAGATCTTTTTCATAGTTCTCCTCATAAATTTTTTTTATTGTAGGGATCAGAATCTTATCATTAAAGATATTTACAAGCTACTCTTTGTAACCAACTCAACACTTAAAATTTCACTCTGTAATCACATCATATATACTGATAATTAGTGCCTAAAAGTTTCATTAAATAGACACTTTAAAAGAATATTGAAACTAGAAAATGGGGTGTTCATGAAAAAGTCATTACTAGCAATTCCTCTTGTATTTTCTCTTTCCCATGCCTGTGATATGGACTATGTATCTATAGGAGGGATTAAAGTTAATTGCCCTATGGAGTTTCAAGATATAAATTTTACAAAATCAGAAACAGGATTCATTACAAAAGAAGTCGCATTCTTTGATACTGCCCATGTGACTTTAGTCAATGATAGAGTTGGAGCAATTACATTTAAAAAACGTTATACACTCGATATATCTAAACAAGCAGAACAAAAACTAAATATCGCCCAAGACTTTATAGAGTTAGTTACAGCATTGGCAAAGAAATGGCACCCTAGCACTATTAAAGGCAGTGATAGTGTCCTAGAAGCGATTATGACTAGTGGGCAATATAAAAGCCTAGAATATACATCCTTATTAATGCAGCCTGATGCAATTTTAGCTAGTATAGATATCTCATATAAATCATATGGACTTTTTGAAGACAAAGAAGCGATTAAAACAGTGCTAGGATTAGAATATAAATCCGTTGATTACATCAATAATGAAACAGAAGAAAGTACTGCGCGTAAAGAATTTAGATCTTTTTAGACGAGCCTTATACGTATGTATAAGGCCATATGTCTAAGCCAAAGATCCACCAATACGTTTCTCTCTAGCAATCACTTTATTTACAATCACTTCAATGTGTTTTTCCATTGCTTTACCTACACTTTTATCAATCACTTCTGTAGATCCATCTTCAGCAACATTGACAATAATTGTGATCGGTTGAGGCTGGTGTACGTTTGCGTGTCCAATCATAGTTCGACCACCCACAATACCGCCATTGGCATAACCTCGTAGCCTCATTCTTTCAACTGCTGCTACCCCGCCAAATCGAGCAACATCTCGTTGTGAAAAGACTACTTCACCTTTGTGAACAATGCCCGCGGGCTGATATTTTCCACCAGCGCCCGTATAGCCACCATTAGCATATTCTTTTACTCGCCCACCAACAACACCACCCTCAGAGAATCCACCAAAAGCCATTTGTACAGCATTTAATAAAGCCATCTGAATTAACATCTTCGAAATGTTTTGCAAAACTGAACGCGTCATATCAGAGAAACTTTGTTCAGCACCAGAGGCATACCCAGCAATGGCATCTGTCAAACCATTAAACATAGAATCTGTGGCTGATGTAAATTGCTCTCTAACTGTTTTCATAGAGTTGGTTGTTTTTGTAAAACTATCTTTAATGCCACCAGTAATATCATGATCATGATGCGACTGTCGATTCGCATATGCATCGCGTAACTCTCTAATTTTTTGAATTTCGGCCTCAAGATACGCAAGATTTTGTGGGCTCATGCCAATAGAAATTTCTTTAGCCCGATTCTCTAATTCTCGTTCAAATTTTAAACGCTCTACTTCTTCCTTCGTCTTACCAATCAACTCTAGTTCAAACTGTAGATCCTCAAAGCGTTTCGAATAATCAAGACTAAAGTTTAAAATTTCATTCATTTGCTTTTGGCTATCTAATGTCATTGCCTGATTCATCAATATTTGCTTTTGTGCTTCAGATACCTTTGATAACGCATTCGATTGATTAGCAAACTCTAATGTTAATTCTCTTGCTGAAGTATAGAGGCTTTCACGTCCAAAAGTAGCAATCTCTACATTCAAAGCTTGTACTTTTGCTAATTCATCAGATAACGCTTTTAGCTTTTCACCAAAATGATCCGTACCTCCGCCACGTTTTACAGTACGCTTAGATGCATTATTTTGATCAATTTCATCTAACATTGCCTTTGCTCTTGCAAAATCAGCTAAAGATGCGCCCATATCGACTAAATTAGCCAATGTCACTTGTGATGCTGTCATACCAAGCTGGCGATATCTCTCTTCAATCTCTTTGAGTGTTTCAGCTACGCCTATACCCGATTTTTGCAGCTCATTCATTCCATTCGCTGATTCTTCAGAATAATTTTCAATTTTTAAAATACCCTCTGAAACCTTAACGATCGCATCTGCCAAATCCGAAGCTGCACCTTCCATTTTCTTAATCTTCTTCTTTTGCTCTTGAATATCAAATTTGGAAGCATTGCCGCCAAACCAGCCGCCACCTTGCATTGTCTTGAGCTTACGCTCTTCATGAGCAATATCGGTTTTCAAACGCCAAAGATCATTTTTCAAATTCTTTAGGTTATCCGTATACGAAATGACTAAAGCTTCTCTTTGTGATTTATTCATTGATTTCAAACGTGTTTCTAACCCTTGAAGTTCAAGTTCTAAATCACCCACGCTTTTCTTAGCTTTATCTGAATTAGTCGCAAACAATAATAAACCTGATGCAACAATACCAATTAAACCGGCTGGGCCACCAACCAATTGTAATGCTCGAGACATACCATTAACAGCCATTGCTCCTGCTGTAGATGCCGCCGCTAGTGTATTAGAAGCACCCGCAGCTTTAATTAAAGAAAATTGATATTTAGCAGCGGCAAAAGACGATTGCCCAAATGCAACACCTGACGATATAACCGCACCTGTCATTTTTCCAATCATGACTGAAGCCAACAAAACAGCAGGGACAAAAACCACATGCAAATTATTTGCAACATATAACAGTGTCGATGATATACCCTGTGTGATACCCGTTTGATTCAACATGTCTTGGCTAAATTGCATAATATTATTACGCACAACGGTCATTGATGATTCAATTGTGGCTGGCATTTCCGCTGCCTGTTTTTTCAGTTCATCATATGATTGAGAAATGGCATTAAATAGCAATTCAGCAGTTAATTTACCTTCAGAACCCAGTTTTTTCAGTTCACCACGCGCAACACCTGTATTTTTTGCTAAAATGTCTAAAAGAATGGGGGCAGCTTCAGCAATCGATCTAAACTCATCCCCCTGTAAAACACCTGATCCTAAAGCTTGTGATAACTGTAATAAGGCACTTGCCTGCTCTTGCGCACTAACACCACCCACACGCATTGCATTATTGATAGCTTCTGTAAATCTTAAAATTTCTGTTTGTGTTTTACCATAATCCTTCATTGCTCTTGCTGTACGTGTGTAGAGCGTTGCTGTTGCTTCCAAGCTCGCACGCGTGCTATTTGCTAAGCCCAATAAGCGTTTTTGTACAGCTTCTGCTTCTTGTTGACTGGCTGTAACAAATCTAATTTGTGAATTTAGGTTTGTCATTGTGTCAGCCAAACTCAGTACATGTGTTGCAGCTTGTACGGTTAATAAACCTGCCAATGCCTTGCTTAATAGATTCATTGGCACAATGGATTGTGATGCTGATGCCCCAATATTACGGATACCTGTTGAGGCTGTATCAGCATCTTGACGCATTCTACGCAATGAATTAGCCACACTATCATTTGATCTTGCAAATCGACCATTGGCTTCTCTCAATCGCCCCTGCTGATCAAAAAAGTAACCTAAGCTTTTTGCTTTATTTTCGAGTTGTTCAGCAGATCTAGACACACGATCAATATCACGAGATGCCTGATCCGCGCCATTTGCTCTGATATCAATGAGCATTCCTAAATCAGCCATAACCTTTTCCTCATCCATAAAAAAGCCCTAAATTAATAAGGGCTTTCTAATACAACCATATGCTTTTAAAGCATAATCCATCTTCACAAATTAATTTTTTGTACTAAAATATAGATATTCATTGCAATAGTCTCCTTGAAAATTGCCATGAAGTTGCATAATTTAATTTTAGCCCTGTCAAAAAGCAGGGCTATTTTTTAAACTCTAAATATCGCGCATTTCATCTAGATAAATCGAATCAATGAGCCTTAAAGCCTCTACATCATCTCTATCCATTTCAATTGACATTAATGATGAAAAAGCGGCGATTTCTGTATAACTGATGGGTGTCCTTCCCATAACCGTATTCCGTGTTTGATTTAATGATAGAAACCAATCCCAAACGTGCTGATAATACTGAGTGATTAAAGGCGCTTGCTTCAACTCCTCTAACTCTCCTAAGTTTTCAGACATTTCTAACAACATTTGGTGACGTGTTTTACGAGAATTTTTCTCTGGCTTTAAATAAAAACGAATACAGTCCCGCGCACTTTCTTCTAATTCAGATAAAAAAAACTATCATCATTAGCTTGAGCGGCCACTTGTTGGCGTGCAAAATGGAAGTTTTCCATCAATAATCTAATATTCTCTTTAGTGGACACAATGCGATCACCATCCGTTTCAAAGCCAAATACATTATCTGCCTCTTGAATGGTGAAACCTTCTATTGTTTCAATAATTGCACAACACATCTCAATGTCAGACTTAATCGCATAATCTAAACCTTTTGCCACGGCTTGATTTGCTCTTTTGGCAATCGCATCTGTTTCGCGGATTACATCTTTTGATTTAAGTGATTTAATATAAATCTTCGCATCTGAAACACTGCCATCAGGAAATACTAGGTTAAAAGGTTTTGCTTTGTCTAACTTTTGATTGCTAAAATCTGCCAAATTCATATGTCATCCTCTCAATAATTAACCTGCGTTTGTTTTCTTAACTTTGCCACTGATCTTAAATGATACATTTGCGCTGATTGCCTCTTTAGTCTGCAATGCAATACTATGAGACGTGACGTTAGCAATAAATTCTTCTTTGCCACCATCAGGAAACACTAAACAAAAATATCGCTTCTCTGCACTTTCATGTGCCGCACGTACCGCGGTATATGCGCTATCGGCTTTAGAGCTATAAAACATTGTTGCACTTGCTGTAGAATCACCAGGAAATGCGACTTCAGATTGCGGTGCATCATCGTCTAATGTTGTTGAGTCAATTGACGTAGACTCACCGACTTCAACAGAAAAAGAAGATGCATCACATGCAATATTAATTAATTCAATTTCTTCAGTTTTATCAGACAATTTGTCACACTTAGTTTTACTCATCTGAATTTTTGATTTAGCGGATAATGTCGCCATAAATACTCCTAAATAGCTTTAAAAAATTGTAGATAGATTGAAACAGCAATCATATATTTGCCCTCACTTTTAATGCCTTGTGACATTGAGTTTGGTTTATATACAATCGCGTGATCATTGATTGAATAACCAACTTCAAAAGGTTGAAGAAACTCCTCTATAAGAACATGTAAATTAACTGCACCCACTCCTTGATCAACATAAAAATTAACCTGAAAAATATACTGATAAGATGCGTGTTCAAACGTCGAAATAAATGGCGATATAGGCAAAAAGAAACACTCTAAATAATCGCCCTTGTTTTCCGTATGTGAGTTTTCAAAACTGCAATTCATTTTGTGACGTTCAGCAAAATTCATCACATAGGTTTCAAGCTCACGTTTAAGATCAACTAAACTCATTTTTGACCTCTTCTAATGAGATACGCACGAATCCCGTAGGCGCTTGAGTTGAATAGCCATTGATCGTTTTACCGCTGCCTTTTTTGGGTGGATTAGGATATAAACCATATTCAAGAACATTAATATGCGGCAAAGGATTGGTGATCACATAATGTTGATCTGATTCTTTTGCGATTGCCCATGCTCGTCTAGTTTCTCCTGTATCAACGGGCGTTTTTGTCTGTATTTTTGTAAATGCCGTATATGCGGCGTTTCTAATATTTCCCTTAATTTCCAAAAATAGCTCATTTTTTCTTTGAGCAATTTTATCTTTAATACTCATGATTTCACTCTAAGAAATAAAAGTATCATATTGATTAGAATCAATATTGTGATCTTGATTTTATTTTTACGATTAGTAGAATATTTTCACCAACTGAAGTTGGTATATGCATAATCCCATTGCCTATAGGCATAAAACTTATACACTGAACCCAAGTACTGCCGAGAGGCAGAACAATATAAAGCCCTATGAAAATAGGGCTTAAACTTTTCTGATATGTGCTTTATATAAAATTGTATGTTTGGCCATCTTAATTGGATTAGGGGCAATCACTTGATATTTTTTGCCATCAATATGAACAACTGATCCCACTTGTAGATCTAGCGATGCCGTTGCTAATAACCACTGATCCCCAACTTCTATCAAATTATTTTGCCCACTATATCTCATATCAATATTTGTGATGATTGCTTGTCCATTCGTGGTCTTTTCAGTGCCTGACAGCCCTGTCTTAGGATCATATTTACCCGCAATTCTAATTGTCGCTGTACATTCAATACCAAACTCGGGTAATAACTCATTAACAATATTTTGAATTTCCTGATAATTCATCGTGATACTCTCATGAATAAACGTTGTTCAGGCATCAATAAGCCTTTCAGCATAATTTTAATACGATCAAATTCAATCTGATATGCGGATGAGTCAATTTTGTACTCTACTTGAATCACATCAATTTTAATGCTGTTTTGTGTTCGTGATCGTGCAATGATCAATTCATCGGATACTGCAACTTCACAAATTGCTTTTTTGAGTTGCTCGGGTATTTCTACTTGTTTCCATATTTCATGCTGAAAACGAAAATTTGCCTCGATAAAATCAATGGCTGAAACTAAACGCTTAGCTTTTTCATCTTCTGAATACATATTCCATCGTTCAGCTGTCATACGTTTTGAGTGATAAGCATCCGCATACTGTGTTGTGACATATTCCATTTTTACTTCTCAAGAAAAAGGCGGCACAATCGCCGCCTTAGTTAATATGCTTAACCACCGATACCATCAGGTTTACTTTTTTCATCCTTACTGAGATTAATGAGTACACCCGCTGTTAATTTATTGCTGGCCACATATTTCTTCCAACTTGGCGCTGCTTTGAGTTTTTCAAGGTTTGGATTTTCGCCTTTTGTTTTATTGTATGAATAACCAAGAATATCAATATTAAATGCACCTTCAGCACGCGCACCCATTGCCATATTCTCTTCATCATTAATGTCATATAGGCGGAAACTTGGTAATTGTGACTCACGAATTCGTACTGCACCACGTTGTAAACCAAATGACAATTTAGGATCAATCGTGTCCGTGACTAAAACTGGTTTACCAAGTGTTCCAGGGACACCACCGTAAATCACTACCCCACTTTCGGAGTAAATTTGATTCGTTAAAGCATCATCAATGATGTCAAAGTAGGTATCTGAGTTCATGACCCACAAAGCGACACGCGAAAATTTATCACCAAAAGTTCGCATTGCTCGCGTTAATGCTTTACGACCATCAACTGCAATATTGCCATTAACATTCATATCAGAATTGCTGAGAATCGCCCCTGTTAATGCACCTAAAGCATATTCTAAATGCCCCGCACTTGTTGCATCCGCTAAATCTTGGCCAATGAGATAGGCGAACTCTTCAGGACTACGAGCGCGGCGCTTAAATGCTTCTTCTGTAGAGGCATAAGGACCATACTTATATGGCACTTTCACACCCACTTGCTCACTCATTCCAATTTTATTGGCGGTGACTTTATCGGTTGAGTTCACATCACGATGCTTCATTTCACCGCCCACCGTATAAAAAGCAGACTGTGAAAAATCACCTTGAATGATCTCATTTTCTAAGATAATTGCACCATTCGAAGAGTTGTTAAAGACATCGATATTATCTTGACGTCGCTCTAAGAATGAGGTCTGTGCTGTTTCATTATAGATAATCATATCTTTGTTGACTGTTGTTGCCATAAACTACCTCTATTTTTGAAGTTTTAAATAATTTTCAGATCCGTGTTCTTGAATGTATTTGGCTCGCTCTAAAGGCGTCATATCTGAACGTTTAATACCATTTGGAGCTTTACCCGTATTTGATGTATTAGAGCCCTGATTACCGTTACTTTTTAGGATCTTATCTTTGTATTGATACGCATTGATAAACTTTGCTAATGCCTCATCAAAAGATGCTGGTTCACCCGCATTGGCTTCTGAATACACAATACTGTCAAGGTTTGAAGGATCATGTAATGCAATGACGTTGTTGCGTTCATCAACGGTAAAGTGCTTACCAAAGAATTCGCGTGCCATATCTGATGGAATATTCAGTTTGTCAGCAATAAATTGTGACTCACTAAACTTTTGTCCAATGATATATGACTGCATCTGTTGCTTATACTGTTCAGCTTTAGAAATCGCTTCATTCAACTGAGCATCATGTACTCGCTTCATCTCTGCTTTGATTTCTTCAACCTTCCCCACATCAATGAGATCTTTTTCACTAAATGCCTTCACTTTCTCAAGGGCTTCACGCGCTTTGTTAGGATCAATACCCTCGAAGGCTTTTAACTGCTCTTTATAACCATTACCCTTTTGACGATGACTGATTGCTTCAGCTTTTAAACTTTCGATGTATTGCTTATTTGATTCCAAAGAGAAAGGCTCTTCCTTACCATCTGCTGTGATCACCACAGGATTACCATCCACTACAACTAAATTGCCGTTTTCATCTGTTTTCCACATAATTTGCTTCTCGCATCAATGGAGCATCTCGCTCTGTTAATAAAATTTATCCAATAAAAAAGCCCACTTGCGTGAGCTTGTATAACTATAAGTTATATATCTTTTTTAATTGCTTGATCGTTAAAGGTCGATCATTCTGATCAAGCATCATTCCAATCGTCAATTTCCCTTCTCTAAACCATTTTGCTTTTTGTTCCCCCAGTACTGATATTTGATACTCTTGAGTTTGAGTCTTTAGCCATGATGAATAATCTATGTGCTCATTCACCTGCCCAAATTGTGAAGCTCTTGTCGATGCCACCTGATCTTGTAATAAAAGCCGAATAATAGAGCGACATCTAAAATGCAATGGCGGCTTTCTAAATGGCATCTTATGGCCAATTGGGCGATTGTCTACTGTCCATTTTTTTAGATCTCGCGCCTTACACACATCGCTCGTATTACCATCTAATGTACTGATATGCTGCTTAGCAGAGATTAAATCTGTATTGTGGTCAATGAGACGTTCTAAAGCATCATTAGCAATCGCCGCATTCGCAGTTCTCACAATCGAATCAGCATGGCGTTTTACAATATTGATTTGATCACGAATCTGTCTAGATATGGCTTGTGGTGTTTCAGCCAATACATTGCCATTTCTAATGATTGATTCCACCTTGAATTTTAGGTCTTCAGACTGTTTGATCCACCAATCTTTGATATCTCTACCTTCAAACAAAGGCGCATATCGAATGGCATCTAATTTATAGTTAGGCAAATAACTAAAGACTTTCGCACCTAGCCATGTATTGTATATTTGCGCTTCAATATGATGAGACGCAATATAAAATTGCTGATTCGTTTCGGATAAATACACAAGAATACGTTCATATTCATCCGTAATGATCGTTTTAATATCTCTGACTAATCGTTGAATATCTCGCTTAGAGATAGATCCTAGATCATCAATCATCATACGAGTAATGAGATCTTTTTGAACCTGATCTAAATGCTTAAAAACGACTGAACGAACATAAGCATCATAACGAAAAATATTGATATTAAACTCACACAGCATCATTGTGAGCTCTGAATAACTAAACTCTTTCATAATCATTAAGCCATTGGAGCGGCGATTTCACTAATTTGTTCTAATGCAATCTGTTCTTGTTCTTCTTCAAAGGTACGATTATCTGTAATGGCATTCCACGCCACCATTGCTTCAAAGACTGACTTCTTAGAGATAATTGCATGATTCACAGATTGAATGAGCTCGCTAATAGATATTTCTGATTCAATCGTTTTCTGTAAGTTATCAGTGATATCTATCGAACCTGCATCGTCTAAACCTAGCCACAATCCAAATTTATCTAAGACATGATTCATAAAATCATTGAGCTTTAAGCTATATAACATCAACTCACTGACCTCTTTTTTACTTTCATTCTTAGTTTGGCTATCAGTCAATGCCATCTTGGTTCGCATGAGCAATTTTGAACCCGCAACAGCCATTTGCTCCTCTAGCTTATTCAATGCTTCTTGCCCCGCTTTAATCGCCGCACCTGAATGCTCAATGTAACTAGCATCGCCGCCTAATGGTAAAAATAGTGCGCCTGCAATAATGAGTTCATCCTCGGAGGTTGGCTGATCAACACCCACCATTTTCAAAATGGGCATTCTTGCTTTACTGAGAATATTGTCTTGCTCTGATTGTGATTGCCAATGTTTAATATTCAACTCTGCTAAGTTAGAAAGTGGTGGTTTCTTAGCAAGTTTCAGTTCTTCTACAAATACATGGTCATAAGCTTTATTACCCACTCTGATCTCGACATCTTTAACCAATGTCCAATCATTACCAGAAAGCTTTCTATAAAATCTAGTGCGTGCTGGTGTCATGAGAACAATTTCATCCTGATACTTAATCTCAAAATCATTGGTCTGTTCTTCATCAATCACAGCATGAATGTACTTAAATAACACAATACCGCCATTAGATTTGCGAATATCTAACACTTGATCAGGACTGACTTTAAACGCATATGGGCGCGCATTTAAATTCTTCTCTTCTTCACGTGTTTTCGCTTGTTCTGTCAATGTGTAATCAATCACTACATACGATCTAGAGTATCCCAATGACTCAAAAAAGACTGATTCAAAGATGCCACTCATACTTTTGCCAGAGCCATTAAAATCTTCTACAAATGCGCGCACATCATCATGAACATCATCTAATGCAAATTGCCGATAGAAGACACGTCCTGCCATAGATTTAATCGTATCTTCAAAATATGGTGTCAATGTTGCGACAGCTAATCTCGCATTATAATCTTGTGTTGTTTCCGACTTGAACTTTGGCAAATATGTTTGCTTAGCGGCTCTCATTGCTTCAGTACCGCCCAATAAAGCCTGAATCGGCTTAATTTTCTCATGAAACTCTTTCATTTCATTGGAAATGCTATCTATTTTCATTACTACCTCTAGAATGGCATTGAAGAGTGTCTTAATTGACGTTTAACAATAGGAAATAATTTGATGATTGGGTATGTACCTGCATCATTCACATGATCCACACCTGAGCTTTTATCAGGCTCTCCATACTTGTCATAGACTTGCTGTTCTAATCCTTCTGTAAATTTTGGACATCGATGTGTATTCACTAACAGGCGGCGTTTACCTTCACCATTCAATAACATTGCTTGCATCGCCATAATTCTGTCTTTGACCCTTGGGTTCGTCGTATCAACCACTAAAGTAAAACCCGCTTCTTTTAAAATGCTTAGATCAGAGTCACTGGCATTTTTAGAACTGGTGTTGTGGCCACTGGCATCAGGATAAATTCGAATGGCGCGATTGGGATAACGCTCTTTAAGCAAATACGCCATCGTCGGTGTATCTCTAACTTCTGTTAATTCATCAATCGCTATTGGATTTCCATCACGTATCACATATACAACCGCAGCCATTTGTAAAACGTTAAAGTCCATACCAATATGCAATGGCTCACCTGATTTTAACTCTGCATCAGAATGATTTAATTTACGGTCAAAATTGCTATAAATCGTGCCACTCGTTAGATTGACAAAGCGGCCATTTAAATAAGCTTCGATTAGCTGCTTTGGATATGACTCATAAAGCGATTCTATATATCCATCAGGTAGATTCTTTTCATTGTCATATGTACTGGCTTGCACCAATCCATATAATGCCTCTAGCTTTGGATTCTCTCGCACAGACTTAACAAATTGCTCATATACAAAATTGAAGCCTTCAGGTGTCGTTGTGACATCAATACCATTGCGCAAACCTTCCACTTTATATCTCATACGTGCGATGATCTTACGCCATGCTAAAGTGGCTTTATCTTGTTTCAAAATGTCGATTTCATCAACCATCGCATGGCCAATTTTAAATCCAACAATTGAAGATGGATTATCCATTGATCGACATATACAAACACCGCGATAAGTAGCCCCATTATAAAAATGAACCTCCTTGTCCGATGTTTTAATATCTACAGATAAACCCCAATGAAATGCGACTTCCTCCATCGTTTGATAAAAGATGTCTCTAATTTGAGGGAATGTTGGCGCGAAATAACCCGCATTAATTTTCGGGTATTCCCACATATGCTTTGCAATGCCCGCGCAACCTACCCACGTTTTACCACTACCAAAGCCAGCGACAAATGCTTTAAACTTTTTATCTAACGCAATAAACTTGGCTTGTGGCACATTAAGTTTCGGGCTTATCGTCTTGCTTTCTTGCATCTTGAACATTTACAACAATTTTAACGGGTGTGGCATCTAACTCTTCACTTACAGCCACAGGTTTATCTCGCCATTTATCGGGCTGTCTATTCTTGAGCCAAAATATCTGTGCCGTAGTATCTGGCATCGCTTCTTTAGTCGTTACAGACTTTTTCATGCCTTGTTCAGACATTTCATTCTTGGTTTCGATATATTGATATCCAATAGCTCTTTGAAAAAGAGATTTGGCAACCAACGCATCCGCATCAATCTTCCCTTTTTTTATGGACTCGCAAAATTCTTCATGTTCAAGTTTCCATCTGTTGATGGTTGATTCATCAACATTAAAGAAGCGTGCTAAATCTGCATCTGTTGCACCCAACAAACAATAATTAAAAGCGAGCTCACAATACTCATGCTTGTACTTAGTTGGACGACCAACTTTATTTTCAGCCGCCATAATTAATCCTTATTTACTTAACTGCCTTAGTTGTTGCTCGTGCTGTGCGCTAGACTTTTCAAGTGATCCCAAACGCCCTAACACTTCTTTATTCACGGTCTTGAGATCAAGTACATCATTTTTAAGTGTATTGATTGTGATTGTGTTCGCACTGTCTTGAAGCTTGATCGCAATAATATCTTTGGTCAGCATGTCAAACTTATTATCAATGCTCTCAAGATGTTTAACACTTTGCCCGTAAACTTGGCTAAATACCCAAATTGCAAAGCTCAATAATGCACTGCCTAGAAAGCCAGCAACAACAGTTGTTTTGTTATGTAACCATGTTTCAAAATTGACTTTATTATCCATTATCGGCTTCCTTATCTATGCCGTAGGACGTTTACAATCTCTATCGTATTTAATGATGTGCGATAGAATCCATCTCTTTGTTTCTAATGTTAATTGATCTTTGCGACTGATTGACCCTCGTTCCCATCCCGCACAGTTAATCGCCGCATAATCAATCTCTATATGCCTTGTGGCGCTCGAGCAGCTTATCAACATCAGACTCACTGCTAGTATTGATACTGTTTTTATCATCTTTCGTTTTCTTCTCTTGATCGTTGATGAATTGCAGCTCCTCATGTTTGCTTTTATGCTGCTTGATTTGCTCTTTTTGTTTTTCGATCTTTTGGTTCTTACTTTTGAGTAAGGCATAAAAAAAGGCGGTTAAAACGCCCCATGCGATCAGCAGATACAATCTAAGTTTACGCATGATCTTTATCTCTTTTCATGGCAACAAAGCCTTTTGATGTAGCCGTTAAAGTCGCCATACTGGCAATAATCAATGCAAGCTCACTTGGCACATTCAGATCAAAAAACATTGCAGCAAAGAATCCACCACATAACGTAATCGCACTCATCATCTGAATAGTATTTGTCGTACTCAATCGCCCATTGTCATTTGTGAATAACTGCTTTATTTCCATCTAAATCTCCATATAAGCTCAGGCGCATGCCACAATTAGCAGCATCTAACCGCGGCATGACTGATCTTAGAAATTAATTCTGTAGCATAAATCTTCGTATTTTCGATCAGGGATTGGGCTCACAATCAACGAATGGCGCTCTGTCACATTGATACCCATTAAGTCCAATAACTCATCAGACTCTGATTTAGTACTAGAAAATAGAACCGCCTTTCTAGATCCCAATTCTTTGAATAAATGAATGGCATCAACAAGTTTAAACCTTGCATCATTCTTGACTGAATATCCCGTTTGGTTAGTCATGATATACGGCGGATCTGCAATAAAAACCGTATTTTCATGACCAGGGTATAAACTCAAAAGCTCTTTATAATCCATCCTGACACGTTCTACATTGGATAAGTAATCCTCGGCATTCAGCGGATTTTTAGGCGGGCTGATGTACCATGTTTTGTTGGCCAATGAATCAAAAGAGTGGCAATAATTGCCTGAGAATAGAAGCCAACTCGACACGGTAATAAAATCTGTTGTACCAGATTCTTTAATCAATTTGAGTATGCCATCTTTGGCTGCCCCACTTAATTTCGTACCTTTCTCAAAGACGCTACACGCCTTGGCAATCTTTTGACGCAAAGCTTCAGTTTGTTCAATTTGATTCAATCGCCCCTGATAGTTATCAAAATCATTCCAAATCACACGGGCATTCGGGTTATTTCTTTTGATCTCATGCGACAATATGCCACTGCCACCGAATAGATCAATCACAGTCATATGATCAAAATTGATTTCGTTAATCAAACGCAGCCAATTTCTCTTTTGGCCTAAAAATGGTAATGGAGCTTTTGTATATTTCTTCATGAACACCTCATTGTTTTGATGCTCGAGGCATTCAACATTAGGCGCTCTAGGCACTCACTTCTTTAAAATATTCATAGATTTACATCTAGGACATTTTATTTTTAATACGCTGTATTCAGCATCACATAACTTCTTATTACAATTTGCACATCTCACTTCTGTTAAAACTTTCTTTTTTCTTTCCATATTAACCTGATAAAATTACTGCCCCTGCAGGGGGCGGCCTTGCGTGCTTGCGCAATGGGTTAACTGGTCTCTCAGTTGACTACTGTAAGAAGTGTTGGCGCATTTCTTACAGTGCCGTCTTAGCAGGCTTCTACTGCTTTGCCCACCTTATTCACTTGATCTAAAATTATTTGTTCTGATGTTAAATGCGTATCTAGATAACTTTTTGTGCTGACTGTTTAGTCCACAAAAAAGCCCCAATTAAGGGGCTATTCGAACAACTACTGAGCACCAAACAGAAATCCAAATGGGCTCAGTGTCTTGCATGTGATAGGAAATCTTTTATTGTAGTCATTAAGATCCATCGAACACATCCAATAAGACTGATGTAAGATTGATATCAATACAATAATCATTCCAATAGTGGTAAATACTATTTTAAATTTATTCATGCTGATGCTATACACTTAGGGCAGCTAATCTAAAACTGTGGATATTGTGGTGACAATGGTAACTCAAAATGCGGACCATCCGCAAATGCTCGTTGGCCATTACGAATGCGCTGATCAACATAAGCCTGCTGCGCTTGCTTTGTTGTCATGCCCTGAATATCAGAAAGCAACTTATCCCAAACGCCACCCCAACGCACAGGAATCTTTAATTCAATCGATGCTTGGCGTACAGCTTCCGCAATTGCATAGCATCCATCCCAATCCCAGCGAAGTTGGCCACGAATCAGCGGCACTAAATCCACAGCATGAGCATAGCCATCTTTGCCTATTAAATGACGGGAACCATGCAATGTGGTCGATGTACCTTTGGCATAATAGGCTTTTTGTTTCGTGATTGATCGAACACCTTCAAAGACTGTGAAATCTTGCTGAGTGATCTCAATGGCTCGTTCTACAATTGCAACTAAATCAGGATGAACCCCGATTAAATTATTCTTTGATTTTTTCCCTAACTTAAACCCCATATTTCACCCACAAAAAAGCCCCAATTAAGGAGCTTATATAAATTAATCAATTTGAAATGAAAACTACTTATAATGTTTTATCAATATAAGTTACATGTTTGCAGTCGCTGCAAGTGAAAGAATCCGTGTACTCTTCTTTTATTGCCCATGTTCTTTCAAAATCTACAATATTTGTACCATTACACTTCTCACACTGTAGAGCTTCGCCAATTTCTTCATCACACATGATGAACTCCTTATTTTACGCCTATCAAATTGTAGGCAGGAGCAATATAGCCGTGACTTTTATTATTAGCAAATCATAAAGTACAAGCGCCACCTGCACAGCTATTGTCCTCAACTTCTTCATAAGGCTGTTTTTCAACTTTAGCTACTTCAACTCGCTTTGAAGCGCATAACACACAATCATCACCTGATTGATCATTGAAGAATGATTCTAATAACTCTTTTTTACATGTATTGCATTTTCTCATAATCAATCGCCCCACAATGTAATCAATAGAGATAGCCAGGGCTTACATAAATGCAGAAGCATCCTGGGCAAATTTGGTGTGCCTTGTTGGACTCGAACCAACGGCCGCTCGATTATGAGTCGAGCGCTCTAACCAACTGAGCTAAAGGCACTATGTTCGTTGATATGCTCAACGATAAGCAATTGCGCATCGTCACCTGATGCAAGGATATTGCCCTGAAGTATTATCGGAGGAATTCATGCAATATTGCTGGTGTTTATTTGCCATGTATTAGAGCTCTGAGTAGCACCGCCAGCTGGCTCTTTCAGATTCATGGACTACTATGGTCGCAGTCGTATGTGTCTCTGATATTTATACTTTATTTCAGGCATAAAAAAAGACCGCCACGGCGATCTTTCTAAGAATTTATTTCGATCAAAATCTGATAGATACAATTTTTGACCATAGTGTTATATTAACATAAAAGTGCCTATTTGCAAAAAGTTATAAAACCTAGATATTAACAAAACCTCTCCAATATCTATTGAAGAGGCTTCTTAATAAAGTTAAGTATAATTACAACAATAATGATTGTTCCTCTAAAGGTTTTCCATCATAAAGCTTATCTTCAAAGTCTTTAATAAAATCTTGGCGCTTACTATCAGCAAAGAATTTAATACCTACTAATCGAATATCTTCATTTTCATCTAAAATGATTAAATCCTGATTATTAATGGTTTCTAGCATTCTTTCTTTCCAAGCATCATCTAATAAGCGATCATCGCCTTTGGGCTCTAAAAATACTTGATAATATGCATTGTCTGCTTTACCAGTCATGATTAAGATAAAATCTGGCATAAAGCCACGAACACCATTAAATTCTCTTAATTTAAAGCCCGTAGATTGTTCATCATTGCGTATAAGATAAATGTCTTCATATTTATCTTTAAGCTTATCAATAAAACGCCCCATCAATTTTACTAATTTATGTTCAAGCTGATTTAAAATAGCTTGATCAAATACATACCATTTCTTACCAATAGTTGGTTGTGCATCAATTCGTTGATTCACGTATGTTGCAGGATTCATATCTATGTATGTGCTGTAATCACAAATAAAATCTTTAAGTGGCCTACTTATAAAGCGGTATGTACCCATCACTCTATTGAAATTACGACGAATATTATCTGCAATTCGTGCCAATACAGTTTCTAATAATTGCAATTTTTCTTTAGCCGTTAGGTCATCTAATGTGACACTATATGGTAAAGTGACATTAATGACTAAATCCCCTAAATAATCTGTACTGGTGATAAACTCTTTAATACTGCTAAGCATTGGAAAATAAATTTTCAAATTTTCAAAAGTGAAAAAATTAAGCTTCTGCAACGCTTTGAAATAATATCTTTGATCCAATTTTAATGTTTCAATATGAGTACGTTGCTCTACATAATCTTCTATATGATCTAAAGAAATTTCCTGTGCCGCTTTATAACTTACCTCGAAATGAGTTTCTAGTGAATAAGACGCCCATGTTCTAGTACTGTTATCCACTTCAACCACTTCGTTATAGAACAGTTTCCCATGTTGATAAACATTAGATTTTTTAAAGTCCTCTTTTAATCTGGCATGTTCAACTTTCCCCAATCCATCCAGATGCGCCATAATATCCGCATTATCTAGTGAATTATGGAGTGTCTTAATATATGCGGGTTCATTAATCGTATGATAATGAAGTTGCTCTAATACTGCCAAATCACTAATGCTAGTATCAAAACGGCGTGTATAACTTTGATCATTTTGATATTTAAATGGATAATATCTCGCACCACGCCCAATTAATTGGGCTTCACTATCAGTACTTGTTTTAGTATTAGATGCTTTTTCGCTAATTCTTACAATGTCATAAAGGTTTAATACATCCCAACCCTCATTGACTTTCGCAACTGCAAAAATAGCTCGAATAGGGTTATCAATTTCTTCTAAAGTATTCAATAAAATAGGATATTCCTCTAATAAGTCGCTTTTATTGACATTTAAAAGATTCATTTCATTAAAGTCATCCTTAATCGCCCCTATAATAGTGATTAAATCATCTTGAGCATAACGCTCTATAACTTTATGCCAAATACTAGTAGATGAGCTTACTTGTGTTTTTTTCTGTGCTAGATGGGATTTAACTATTTCGGGGGTTAAAGATTCGATGATCTGTATAAAATCATCTTGTTTTGCCTTTGACACAGCAATCTGATTAGATTTAAATAAAATAATCGGTTTAAAACCATGAATACCATGATCTAATGCCACCATTTTACGATATTGGCTTAGCAATACAGCATCTAGCATTTTGTCATTATCTTCTTGGTTGGCTTCTAATAGCATGACTTTTTTAGAATAACCATCCATCATGAATTGTTTCAAATCATATTGATAAACAATCTTATCCTTGTATTTCTGATAAATATCTTTGTTATCTAAATTAATCGTTGCCGTAAATTCCAATAAGCGATTTTTGGCTTGTAACGCAAGAATAGAATCTATGGTTTTTTCCCACGTTAGTTCCTCATATTCTGCCGTATTCTTAGCTTTACCTTTCGCCTTGGTTTCAGCATTAAAATGATGAGCTTCATCGCCTAGCAATACTAATTTTTGTTCTTTCAATTCATCAAAAGTTACGCTGTTTTCTTTTGGACTATTCAATTCATCATGTATTTTATGAATGGTTGAAAGCTTCAGATAGATCGTATTTTTATTAGGTAGCGTTGGAAAAGTTTCCACCGCTTCAATGGTGATCTTTTCACCATCAATCTCTATATGTTGGCTAAATAGGTATTTGGATGACAAAGTATTTAATAAATTCTCTTTCGTCTTTTGGATAATTGCGTCCGTATGAACAAAAAAGATAAAGTTCTGATAGCTGTATTCTTTAAACATATAGAGAATAGCACCCGCCATCACCATCGTTTTGCCTGCACCTGTTGCCATATTAAACAGCAAATGCTTATAGCGTACATCCGCTTCTTTATTGCTTTGTGCATAGTGCAAATAACGCAATGCTTCATCTTGATAAGGTCGCAACTGATCTTTTAAATTATCCTTAATATAATTCGGGACTTCATAGTTTTCTGAAAAAAGCCCTAAATTATCAGCTTGCTTAAACTGATTAAAAAGCAGTTCTTTGTTTATAGGTTTCTTAGCCATGATTAATCCTTCTCATAAAAGCTATGATTAAAGGCTTGATCTGTTTCTGAAACATTCAATGTTCTATCTTTAATTTCAGAATAGCTAACATACAATTGATTTTTATCGAGCAATTCAATGAGTAATTTCTTTTGTTCATGAAGCTCTAACTCATCAAAGCCTACCAATCTCGGCATTCCATCCATTTCATAAGATGCTTTTAATACTTTATTTAAATCAGCCTGATAGTTAAGATGAGCATTATTCTTCATCTCTTCAAAAATAGCCGTTAGCGCTTCATAATCATTGGCATTTTCAATTTTATGAATGAATTGATAGTTAAGTTCCATCATTTCAACATACACAAAACTCCCGCCACCTTGCCACTCAACATTTTTAGAAATACCACCCTGTTCGCCTTCAATCACTTTTTGTAATCTTGGTACAGTGATTTCATTGATATAATCCATCTGTTCAATACCAATATATCTACGCCCCATTTTATGCGCGACTGCTGCCGTTGTTCCACTGCCTATAAAAAAATCCAGTACAAGATCATTAGTATCATTAGTGGCCAAATTAATTATATGATTAATCAGTAGCTCAGGCTTAGGTGTAGAAAACAAGCTCGTAACAGGTATATCTGGAAAAAGTTTTTTTAACTCATATTTAGCTTTTCGAGTATGTCCTGTTTTTTCTAAACAAGTCCATAAATTTGAGGGTGGGAGCCCTTCCATGTCATTCAAATATGTTCTTCTAATTACTCGAGTTTGATCATCAGAAAATCGTAATTCTCCAGTTGCAAATTTCTCATCCATAGTAGCTTTAGACCACCGCCAACCATTTGCAGGATGTTTAATAATGTTCCCATTCGGTGCTGTAATATCAAATTGTAAATTAGTTCTTAGTCCCGGGTTATTAATTGGATTACCATCAAACCATGGTCCTCTAGGGTCATTATCAGGATTTTTAAAATGTGTTCTTTTTTCAAGATCATTTAAAAATATAGGCTTCCAATCAGCCTTTTTTGAATAAACAAGAATATGATTAAAGTCCTCTGAAAAAGTTAAAGCATTATTATTGCTATTATCAGAATGTTGCCAAGCAATCATATTTAGAAAACATGATTCACCAAAAATAGAGTCTGCTAACACTTTTAAATAGCTTATTTCTATATCATCTAATGTAATCCAAATACTACCATCATCGCTTAATAAATCTCTCGCAACTTCAAGACGATTTTTCATAAAAGTCAGCCACGTAGAACGATTAAAACGATCGTTATATTTAAAGCTATCATTACCCGTATTATAAGGTGGATCAATGTAGATAAGCTTTACTTTACCTGCATAGCGTTCTTTTAAAGAATGAAGTGCAATGAGATTATTACCTTTAATAATGAGATTATCTTCATCACTAAAATCGGTAATATTCTCTTCAATGCCATCTTTGGTATAGCGCTTTGTCTTGGTCAGTACTTTGGGAGCAAAAAGACGATCAATCTCGTCGCGGGCAATGACTTCGTTGTAATAGATTTCATCTTTACCTTGATCTTCTTTGGTCATGCCACCTTCAAGAACGCAATCTTTAAAAGGAAAGTCTAAAACCACATCGCTATTATAATTGAGGTATTTGCCTTCACTAGTTAAACCTACCATATTTCGGTATTTGGTGAAGCTATCATTCCAAAACTCTTTATATTTTAAAAGGCTTGTGAGTTTCTCAAAATCAAACAAAAGAACATCATCAATTTCTGTACTGTAAAGCGACTTAATTTTATTATTGCTAATTAATGCCTTAATAAGATTAGGCTCTTTTTGATTAATGGCATCTACTACCATTGAACGATGTAATTTTTCGCCATCCCAAAATTGAGGAAATTCCTTCAAAACTCCATTGAGTGCTTTAATTAATTCTGTATCCATTTTCGTCCTAGAGCTATACATGCATGTAAAAATGACGATTATGATACTAACTATGTTGGCGTTTATAAACTATAAAGTAACTTATATAAAGCTTTCATACATGTGTTGATCTATCAGAAACTTGCAATATCTGAGAAACATACAACACAGCCACAATATATAAAATATTGTGGCATTCAAATCATCATATATCACATTACTAACAGCGAACTAAGAAACACCACGCTTGATATCCATAATCTCTAGCGTCAAGGATTTTACCTGAATTGCCGCGTACCTTTCTGGTTCTACAACATACCCAACGGTATCCCTTAGGTGCTGGTTTCGAATTGATAGCTTTTAAACTCATACATAAAACACCTCCTTTCTAAGAGAAATTTTAAGTCTTGTCTAAACTACTCGTATCTATTACAATACTAAGCCCGTAATATTTAGAAAGACCGATGATGCCTCTTAGTATCATCATCTTATATAATGGTTCTTATGAGTGCGAATCATAAGAACCAGGTTATTTTATATGCTTCTTGTGCCAAATTGATGCTGCTTGCCAACTTACGCCGAACATGTCTCTTACCTCCCCTATTTGAGTTTCGGAATTACAATAATCCACATCCATTAAAAATGATGATGCAAAGGTATCTGCTTGCCATTCAGCATCTTCATATATTTTGTGATTCCCTGATGATCTTGCAAAAGCACTCTGTTCTTTATGCATCACCAAATGCCCTATCTCATGTGCCACTGTAAATCGTGCTCTACCATCTCCAAAGCATGCGGCGTTATAGGTAGATTCACTTAATAAAATTTTGTTGCGATCAGGGTAAGTTAAAGCATACTTACCCTTTAAACGAATGTCATCAGGCAGACAAATTTCCAACATATCATTACAAATGAATTTTTCCATTAAGTCTTCTAAATCTACAAAGGGCTTATTTATTTTAAACACCTTTCTAACACTCTTCGCAAGCTCTCCAATCTTTGCCGCCGACATTGGACTGACACGGATAGACAGCTCTCTTTGCATATTTAATTACCCCGCGATTTTAATACATTTAATACATCGTCTAACGCTGACTCATCTAAATCATCAAATTGTCGCGCAAACGCCAAAAAAACTTCCTTCTGCTTGTTATTAGCATCCTCTAAGTTAACCTGTATAGACTTTGCTTCTGTCTCAACTAATTGCCTCATTTCTTCTAATGCTTCAGTAGTGAGATCATAACAATTTTGCAATTTATAGATCATATCACTTGGAACAGCACGCTTTCCTAATTCGATTGCCGACAAGTACCCTGAGCTAATACCCAGATCTTCCGCCATCTTTCTTAATGTCGATCCGTGGTCTACTCTGAGTTTTCGGAGCAATTTTCCAAAACTTGTAACACCACTCATAACTTAAAATCTCCTTGAATTAAAATGTCTCTAGGTTAAAAACCTCTACCTTGAGTAATCGTAATACTAGCAAGGAAAACCAAAATCGTCAACACGGCAATAAAAATATTCAACAGTGTTGACAAAGTAATCATAGCACAACTTACTGTAAAATTAGATGTTTTATGAAAAATATTTTTCCTTGACGAATATATCTTATACTCACTCCTAGCTTTAAACGCATAATTACTGATGTCATACTTTCTTTGCTCTGGCGTTTTAAATATGATTCGCTCAATACATAAACATATCGTTTACCAATATGAGTGCTCTTCATTTTCTCAAATGCCCTGATAACAGCCAATACAATTTCAGGCGCTTCTCTACACCCAATCGGCGGCATAGATCCTGCTGGCATTTTTGGCATATCCTGACTAGCTAATGGAGAATTTCCATAGCCTATACTCGTTAATCGCCACCTTGCCCATGCCTCCAAAGCATGATCAGCAAGCTTTAACATTTCTCTATTAGATTTTCTTTCTTCAACCTTTTGACGTTGCTGTTCAATAAATAATTCACTCTTTGGCGTGCGATACCCAACAACCTCTCCACCTTTTTTAATCACTCCATGCTCAATCACTTATTGTCTCCCATAAATTAGCATTGCGGCATCACGGCCATGTTCATTTGTTCTATTAGTCCAACCTGTCAATCTGATAAATTGTTCGTGTGATAATTTTGTGCGGTTATATTTAGGTGCGATCAATTCATAGGGAATTTGCTCACGTTGCAAAAATTCTTCCCACAATTCAGCATCTCGTTTAACACTGCCGACACCCATACGAGCAGCTTGCACTTTCTTCTCATCTGAACCAAACCATGTACGCAATCTTGGATCTTCCACATAAACTTTGAAGTCAATTTGATTATCTTGCTTATAACGTTCAAACAAGCTCTTTACAGCCATCACCGCATCCCAAAACCTATATGACTTAACCTCTGATAACTTGCCACCCAGTGATAAAGCAAAACCTGTTTTTTTACCCACATCAATTCCAATCATTACTTTCATCTTGAGTTATCCTGATTAAGCAGTTGGTTGATCTGTGCTAACAATTCACGCTCAGTACCATATTTACTCTCAAAAGCCTGTTTGCCCGCATGAAAAGCAATGCCATGCCCACCTGTTCGATGGTGAGCATGGCATAATGGAATCACTTCAAAGTTACTGGCTCTTTGCGACATTCCCTGTCCGTTTCTGACATGATGAATTTCTGCTGCTGTTCTTCCAAAACCTTCATTACGACAGACAATACAACCTAAAGCGGCGACTTTTGCTAAATGTCTTTTTTCTTCTTTAGTCATCCATCTTCCTCACCGCTTATAATCCATCTCTTAAATTCAACCCGTATAAGCTTGGATCAGTTAAACAATGTTCCCATTCCCCTTGCTGCATCTCAGTTAAAGCTTGGGCAAATTCTTTAGTGCTTAACAGTCGACTCGAAGGTAAAAGACTTTGACCAAGTGCTTTACACGTGTATTCATACCCACGCAATTTCTCTATTTCCTTGATCAATTCATAAGTTTCAACGGCATCTTCATTATCGCTAGTGGCCATAATGGGTAAGAAATATGCGTATTTACAACGCCCTGCCTCATATTCAATGCCAGCTTGAGTCATATTATGAATATCCTTAAACCACTTATGCATTAAGCGATTTTGCGCATGGCTGCGATCTTCTTTGCGATTTGAAATATTAACCATAGGAACACCATCCTTAGACTGAATATCGCGGATATAAGCAATCACACGTTGCAAAATCGCATTGTTTTTCACGTAAAATCTAGCCATGTACTCTCCTCATAATTGCTGCGATACCATTAAACAAATTTGACGCTTTTTCATCCTTATAAAACACGGCGCTTGGGATATGTCCAACGCCATAGATTTCTTTTAATTTTGAGCCTATTTCGTGCGTTATATCGACGTTAAAGACCCCATCTATACCGTCCAATTTATCTTTCAATACATCCGAACTATCAGAATCGTTTGTGAATATGATGATTGCATCTTTGATGTCTGATAATTGCTGTAAGCTTGTTACCTCTATCATTTTTGCCTCTACATACGTTTTTCAAAATCAATTATTAATTCGTTATTGGGGTATTTTCTGCAATGCGCATAAATTCAGTTAAGCTAAAGCCCTGCTTTGGCAACGGCTTGTGTTCAATCTCAACAGCAAATTCTGGCAATTGACCACCAGCATTCAAATGCTTCTCTAGTGCAGCAATGCCTTTTCGCACAAGCATTTCAGCCTTAGCTTGTGTAGCGCTTTGGATCTCACCACCAATCATGCTCATGATGAATAATGCTTCTCTACTTCGTTTGAGCCCCAATTGCTTCAATACGGATTCCGATGACCAATAAACACACGTTTGATACATCACATCAAAATCAAAACGTTCATCTTTGCAGTACGCTAAAAACTCGGGTAACGTTGGCGGAAATGTTTTGCCACTTTGTGCCACTTTTTCTAATCCCATCATCACCTGTTTAGCCGTTAAACCTGATAATCCTGCTTTCCATGCCATATTTTCGCTAGCAATCTCACCAAATGAGTTAGTCCAAAGCTCACCGTACATTTGGCTCATAAACTCCCAGATTTGCTCGAGCGCCTGAATTCTGCGCTGCTCTTTGCGCTCTTGCTCTCTCATTTGCAATTCGTACTCGTTCAACGGCTGACAATTTACGGTTTGGATTGCTTGAATGGGTTGCATGATTAACTCCTTCTGCTACTGGACGATTGGCATATTTGTTTTCATAAACTTTGATGAAATTATTTGGACGTAAAAACCAAGTGAAATCCATTACCCAGCCCTTAGATCCACCGCCTTTTAAAAATTCTGATTGATTGGCGATATCAATCGCCTCGAGAACTTGCTCAAGTGAAAATTCTTTAATGCGAGCTTTTAATAACTTTTCGCGTTGACTGCCTGAAACAATAGCTTTGATTTGAACAAAGCCAGAAGCGTTCCATTTGTCGATGATTTGCTGATGAGCATTTTCTGGTAGGTTATTACTACTACCACTACTACTAGTATTTATATTAGTATTATTATATGTCGGATTTATTTCCGAGTTTTCTCGGATATTTTTCCGAGTGTCGGATTTATTTCCGAGGTTTTTCGGATTTATTTCCGAATCATTTCCACTAGACTCGGATTTATTTCCGAGCGTTGGATTCAATTCAGAATTCCACTCTTTACCCTTGCTAGTTAAAACAATACAATCCTTCCCTTCATGCTTCACATACAAGATCAAGCCCTTCTCTACTAACACTTTTAATGCTCTATAGACGGTATCTTTCTTCGAGTATGCGAGTGGAATCTCTGAACAAATTTTATTTTTGGACACCCAATAAAAAACTTTGCCATCAATGTAAATGGGATCTGCCCAACTGGATGACTGATTTAATAAATCAAAAAGTGCCCCTTGTTGAAGATTTAACCCCCACTCAAGGCATTTTTGATTATTGATATAAGAAATTAGTCTCATGATCTTCTCCCATGAGTTTTTTTCATCAACTCTTCTCTGATACGTTGAGCTTGCTTAGTACGCAAGAATTTCGGACAGATCCAGTATTCCTTGTATCGAACAACAGAACCCTGTGGATGAATCGTTACAAACTCGTCTTGAATGTGATATTCATAACGTTTTTCAGATACGCGAGAACGAAATGCGCCATAAGCAAATTGAACCATTGCTTGGCGATCACTTAATCTGTTACCGTTGAATAGATGCAACCAGATGTAATCTAAATTCGTAGCCATTAGAAATCACCCCTCTAAACCATCATTGGTAATGTTCTGTGGTTTTGAATTGAAATAATCAGTCCAAATTTCTTCTTTTGGAATGCCTGTAATATTTTCAATTTTGAAAGCGTGTTTTATAGGTGGAACTTTATATCCCCTAGCTTTCCAATGAAGTACTGCTGGTCGAGTAATGTCTAGTTTTTTAGCCAACTCTGTGGCTCCACCAGCCTTTTTAATAATCAAATCTATCATGTCGCTCATATGCAATCTCACACATATTTAAAACAGTAAAATTGTTACTTATGTAATTAATTTTGTCAATACTTATGTAATATTATTCGTTACTTTTGTATATTGCCTTGTGTTACAAAAGTAACTAAATTACATATTAATACAAGGAGATTTATTATGTTAAAAGATCGTTTATACCAAGCTAGAAAAGCAAAAAGATATTCTAGAGAAGCCCTAGCAGAAAAGGCGGGGGTTTCCACGTCGACTATTACATTCTTAGAAAACGGTCGTAATGAAAGCTCTAAGTTTTTAGTTGAGATCGCCAATGCACTAGATGTCTCAGCTGAATGGCTCAAAGGTGAAAATGTCAAAGATGTGACAGCCACACCGAAACTAGACTCTTCCTTATCTGAGGCTCCAGATATAAAAGGTATGATCCCTGTTATATCTTGGGTCGCTGCTGGAAGTTGGTGCAATATAGAATCACTATTACCAGATGATGCTATTCGTTGGTTGCCATGTCCTGTAGGTCATAGTAAAAACACATACGCATTACGTGTATCTGGTATCAGTATGTATAATCCTAATGGCAAACCTAGCTTTGAAGATGGTGATATTATTTTTGTTGATCCTGAAAAATCAGCAGAGAATAAATCTTGCGTTGTTGTTCGTTTAGATGATGATATTACCGCGACCTTCAAACAATTAATTATTGAAAATGGTGAAAAATATCTACAGCCACTAAATCCAAACTGGCCTGACAAAATCATTAAAGTAAATGGGAATGCTACGATTTGTGGAGTAGTAATTGGCAAATGGGTGGACATGTAAATATTTGCTTATATTTTGAACATTGAGATATATGTCAGTATAATAGCCACATTGTCTATTGATATTTAAAGAGGTTGAAAATGAAAGAAAATAAAAGCTTATCAAAGCTCTTTAAATCTTTAGTTCCTTCTAAATTCAGTGGAAAATCAGCTATGTCCTGTTTTATTTCTCAAATTGATGAACAAAATGCAGCTCATGATAAAAAATTTAAAAAAGTTGAAAAGGATATAGAAAATGCAAGAAAACGACCAGCACGAAAAAGACTCCCTTTATGATTTCATGTATGTTGATCTTGGCAAATTAAAATCATATTGCTCTCAACTTGACGATCTTGGTCTTTTAAATGCCATTACAACTTCTGAAACGACAGCAACCAATAAGACTCAAAAATTTGGAACGGGAAAGAATCCTTTCGCAGACCTATCAAGTGAAAGCAAAACAACAAAAAATGGCAGCTTAACGCATACTTTTGATCACATGGAATCATTGCCATTTAGAACTATTGAAATGATGAACGCTAAAAATCTAATTAGCCTTGATATTGAAAACACTAATTATGGGCAAATCATCTACATTTCAGGAAATGCCAAGATGTATGACCTGTCAATGCTAGCCTCTTCATGGGAAAATCTCATGAAGATGCATGAAAAAAATACCAACATATCTAAGGGAATAAAGCCAAAAAAGAAAGATTTATCTGATGAAGGTAAAATGATTGTTAATATGCTCGAAACAATGCCTCCTTTAATGAGTTTTAAGATTAAAGACGAAAATGGCAATACTGTGTGGGCTGCTTTGGAAAAACAGCATTTAATTGGCCATTCCTTCGGATATGCTCTTAAACATGGTGCTGCGTTGCGTGGCAAATGGAATGTACTCGGAATACTTGATGCTAAACCATATAATGATAATGAAGACATTGGAGATTATCCTGATGATGACAATGACATGTTATCCGCCCTCAATGTAATGGGCGTCGCTGTAAGAACTTTTATGGGAAGAAAGGAAAGTGAATTCGGAATTACGCCAATAGCCATATGGCGAATGCTTGAATAATAGATATGAAACACAACCACCTTCGGGTGGTTTTTTATTACCCAAAATACATAAAATAACAATTACTCTATAAAAAACCTACCTCATAAGTAATTATTTTTGTTACATAAACGCACTAAAACTCAAAATAATTACATTAAATTGTTACATAAGTATTGACACACAATGTTACATAAGTAATAATTTATCTTGTAATAAGAAACAACGAGGTGAATTATGAAGTACCTAATAATTCCAGCCCTTACTGCCATAGCTTTTCACTTTGCCTTTGATGATGCCCTATTAAAGGACATCCAAACAGGCAAAAAACTACTGATCTGCAATGGCAAGCATGTTGCCCCAGAAATGGTAACTGGTTTCTCAGATGGAATTTGGTGGTTTCGCAATGGATACGCAAAAAATTGTGAGGTGAAGCAATGAATTTTGAAATACATCCGAATTATGGTGACCCGTACTATGACATCCCACAATGCGTTGAGTGTGGCGCAGATGTACCAGAGTACAGAGCCGAGATTGACGAGGAAGGCTATATAGAAAGATGCCTTTGCTCAGAGTGTAAAAAACTTTATGAGTAATCAAGGAAATATCATGATCAAAATCAAAAACATCACAAACGACGGTAAAACAACAACATTTGATATCTACAAAGTTATTAATGGCAAAGAGGTCTATCAATCAACGGATACGCTCTACAAAGTTTTTAGAACTGAGCGTTCAATTCTGAAGGCATTGGGGTACTAATCATGATTGATAAGGGCTCAATTAAAAACATCATTGAAACGTATAAAACTACGCAAAAAGAGCACAAAGAGATGGCAGAACAAGCAACTGACAACTGTGCGAAAACATATTTAACAACGATCGCTGACACCCTTGGCGATGTTATCGAAGATTTAGAAGCTTTATTAGGGGATTAGTTATGAATGAAGCATTAAGTCAAAACTTGCCCACAATTGCGCAGAAGCCAATTATTGAGTACTCAAAACTTGAATGTATTGGTGAATTAGTTAAAGAAAAAATTGCTAGCATTGGCATTGATAGCATCGAAGCAACAGAGGCTAATCTATCTGTTTTGAAATCAATGAGGGCGGCATTAAATAATCAATTCAAAGACTTTGAAGATCGTCGCAAGTTTATCAAAGACACTGTTTTGAAGCCGTATGAAGATTTTGAAGCGCAATATAAATCATTCATCACTATTAACTTCAAAAATGCTGACGACCAATTGAAGAGCAAGATCACAACAGTTGAGTCAGGCATTTTAAACGAGAAAATCGATGGCTTAAAAGCGTTCTTTTCTGAGAATAATCCATTTGATTTTGTGAATTTTGAGCAACTTGGATTGAAAATCACCAGATCAGCAAGCGATAAATCAATCAAAGAGCAAATTGGCGCTCGCATCAATCAAATTAGCTCTGATATTGAGACAATTAAGACATTACAGCACAAAGAGCGTGTATTAGCTCAATATCAAATGAGCTTAGATTTAAACGCTGCCATCTCTTCAGTAAACATTGCAATTGAGCGAGAAAATCAGATTGAGGCAGCTGAAAAAGAAAAGGAAGTCATTCAGCAAGAAGCACCACCAGCAATTGAAGAACCTAAAGAAGCTACCGAAGTCGTTGCAGATACTGAGCTTTATAAGACTTCATTCAAAATCATTGCAACAAAACAACAGATTAGAGATTTAAAACAATTCATGGAAGAAAGAGGTATTAGATATGAGTAATCAAGTGCAAAACACACCAGAGGTACAAGGTGAAGAGAGATTAAAAGGCGTTTTAAGCGGAATGATTAAAAAAAGTATTTCCGTATTTCCTGAAGGTGTGAACGCAGAGTTATTAAAAATAAATGCCTTGGTTCACATAGAGCGCAATCCATCATTGTTGGAGATTGCGAAAATTGAACCTGTCAGAATCGCTCAAATTGTCTATAACTTTATTGCGCTTGGTTTGGATATGCTTAATCGCGAGTGCTACATCGTTCCTTTCATTAAAAACAGAGGACGCGCTGATCAGCAGATTGAGCTAACGATATTAAAGGATTACAGAGGTGAAATTAAATTAGCCCGTAAATATAGCGTTGATCCAATTCGTGAGATTTTCGCGCGAGTTGTGTATGAGAATGATGAATATCACTTCAATGAGTTGGGTCACTTTGTACACACCTTTGATCCATTTGATGTGGATCGTGGTGCCAAAAAGGGGGCATATTGCACAGTCGTTTACAAAAGCGGTGTGCAACAAACCGAATTTGTGAACGTTGAAGAAATCAACAAGATCAAAAGCGTTTCGAAGTCTGCCGGATACCCAAATTCACCATGGAACCGATGGGAAGATGAAATGTGGCGAAAAACTGCAATCAGAAAAGCAATGAAAAATATCTCGTTAGACTTTGGTAGCAGTGAAGCAGCGCGTGCTTATGGGGATACTGATACAGACGTTGATTTCAGTAGTACACCACCAACCCTACCGCAAATCAAAGCGCAAAATGATGCCTTTGAAAATGTAGTTGAGTCAGAAGCCAAAGAGGTTAATTTCAATGACATTTAAAGTGATTGAAACGGGAAGCAGCGGCAACTGCTTCCTCTTTGGGGAGCTCATGATCGATTGCGGATTGCCATATTCAAAAATCAAAGACCATGTAAAGCCAAACGTGCTATTGACTCACTGTCACGGCGATCATTTCAACAATAGCACTATTAGAAAGCTCTCAACTAATCATGATGTGACGTTCTATGCCCTGCCTTATTTGTGCGAAAGACTTCAAACGATTGGTATTGATAATTTTGTGCCTATTGAAGTCGGCAAGGTTTATCAGATTGGGGAATACAAGGTTAGTCCTGTTATGGCTTATCACGATGTTGAGAATGTTGGTTATCGAATCATGTACAAAAGCATTAAGCATTTTCACATTACTGACACAGTCACACTAGAAGGCATTACGGCACGAAACTATACCAGCGCAAGCATTGAGTGCAATCATTGTGAAATTGCAGCATTGCAGCTGATAGAAACAGCTAGACAGAATGGCGAGTTTACCCACATGACTAGAGCAATGAATACACACTTAAGCGTACAGAAAGCTATTGAATTCATTTTAGAAAATGACATCAAAAATATGACACCCATTCATATTGGCATATCCACAAAGGATCAAGTTATGTACGCGCTTAATCAGATCAGAAACAAAGTGAATATTGAAGAGGAGGCTCTTAAAAATGAAATCCATTAAAGAATTAGAGATCTTACGACACAAACTTTATCAACGCCGTAACAAAATGATGCACATGGTCGGATCACCAGCATACGCAGCGCTGATTAAAGATATTAAAAGAGTTGAACATGAGTTACACGAATTAAGCAAAGAGGTCACAAATGGCTAGAGGTATCAATAAAGTCATTCTCCTGGGTCATTTAGGAAATGATCCAGAACTCAAATACATGCCAAACGGCAATCCCGTTGCAAACATGACAATTGCAACCTCTGAGAGCTGGAAGGATCGACAAACCAATCAACAGCAAACACGAACTGAATGGCATAGAGTTGTCGTTTTTGGCAGATTAGCGGAAGTGGCACAACAATATTTACGCAAAGGATCTTTGGTATACATCGAAGGACAATTGCAAACGCGTAAATGGACTGACCACAATGGCCAAGACCGCTATACCACAGAAGTCGTTGTGAACATTACGGGAACATTACAAATGTTAGACCGTAAAAATAACGGTAATGGCAGCGAACAACATAACAGCAATTCACGTACATATTCCAATGCGCAATCCACCAACGGCTTAAATGAATATGACATGCAAAATGTTATGAATAACGCCTTTGATCAGTTTGATGATGACATACCATTTTAGGATTAGAGTAGTTATGATCTTTGAAAAACGTTTAAGACATCAATATGAATGGACAGCAGGCAAAGAAAGATCTTTTTTGAATAAACCAACACGTGACTTTAAAAAAGATCTAAAAAAAATGCCTTTATTGGCACCAGTATTAGAGATCTCAAAAAATGTTCTTTCTCTAGATGATGAAAAGAAAAGACGTATTTTAGCTCATATTGAATACGATCAAAAATTAAGAGATCGTCATGCTAAGCGTTGGAGAGCTGCACGACGTATTTATTTTTCTTTATCTGAAGATTTAAAACAAGAAATAATGAAAAAGTGGAACGCTAAAATTTACCCATTGACCTCTGTAAACTTTGCTCACCTTGTTGATGTTGTAAGTGGTAACCAAGCAAAACGATTAGCAGAAATATCTGCTAAAGAACAACAAGAAAAATTGCTCAAACAATCACAAATTGAGCTGTTTGCCTAAAAATTATTGATTGGAGAGTATATGACAACGATTCAAGTACAACTCGATCCAAATGCCTCAAAGAGAATTGAAAACATTGAAGCAATGGTACAAAATATCATCTATCAATTAAATTCTGAAGATGAGCCTTTGGAGACAGACCGATTTTTAAGAATCTCAGATGTATCAAATATCATAGGGTTTAATAAGAAATGGATCTATGAAGCCATTCAAAAGGGGCGATTCCCTGCCCCAATAAAATTTGGTACATCTTCACGCTGGAGATTGTCTGATATAAAAAAATGGGTTGATTCTCAGAAATAAAGGTACATATAAGGGTATATTAAAAATATACCCTTATTTTTTAGATAAAAATCAATAGCTTAATTTAATACCAAAACTTCCTGTGCGGCAGTGAACTTAATATTGGAATAGATGTCGGCGTCAAAACATTTCTAAGCTGCCTGTGCGGCAGTGAACCAAATGCTGAATTACTAGCTGTTCATGAGTTCTTTCTAAGCTGCCTATGCGGCAGTGAACAGCGATTTGTCAGCTCTATCATGCGCGCACGCTTTCTAAGCTGCCTATGCGGCAGTGAACGTAGCGTTGTGCTTGGAATGGCTGCATTGGGTTTTCTAAGCTGCCTATGCGGCAGTGAACCCACGGGTTTGGTTGAAACGATTGCCACCAAATTTCTAAGCTGCCTATGCGGCAGTGAACACACCTAAATTTTTGAGCTGAATCATTCCATTTTTCTAAGCTGCCTATGCGGCAGTGAACCACAAGTTCGCGTTCAATTGGATTTTGGTTTATTTCTAAGCTGCCTATGCGGCAGTGAACCGAATCGCTATGGATACGGCGCGCGTTTTTGTTTTCTAAGCTGCCTATGCGGCAGTGAACCCGTCGATTCGTCATATTGAATATTTAAAGGTTTTCTAAGCTGCCTATGCGGCAGTGAACATATTCGCTGCAACCATCCAACACGCCGAAGATTTCTAAGCTGCCTATGCGGCAGTGAACTTTGAACATGCAAACATTATTTAGTACCCAACTTTCTAAGCTGCCTATGCGGCAGTGAACGTAGCGTTGTGCTTGGAATGGCTGCATTGGGTTTTCTAAGCTGCCTATGCGGCAGTGAACCTAATTCGACTTTACGCGCGACTGGCGTAATATTTCTAAGCTGCCTATGCGGCAGTGAACTGACATGGGCTTTACTTAGCGTTTCTCTTATTTTTCTAAGCTGCCTATGCGGCAGTGAACTCGATACAGGCGCGATGATGCAAGCAGTCGCATTTCTAAGCTGCCTATGCGGCAGTGAACAAGAGTTTGATATTAACAAAGGATTGCTGATTTTTCTAAGCTGCCTATGCGGCAGTGAACGCTCGGGTCATACGCATAGCGGAGTACAAGCATTTCTAAGCTGCCTATGCGGCAGTGAACTTTTTTCCTTCCATCATTACCCATCCTTCTACTTTCTAAGCTGCCTATGCGGCAGTGAACGCTGCCCGTCTGTGCGCTCAACTTTGGCATTCTTTCTAAGCTGCCTATGCGGCAGTGAACGGGTGAGGCGGATTGGTATGCTCAAGACGGTTTTTCTAAGCTGCCTATGCGGCAGTGAACGATTTATTGTTTTTAAAGTTTCTGACCTCGGCTTTCTAAGCTGCCTATGCGGCAGTGAACTTGCGCATCTCACTAGGTGTATGATATTCAATTTTCTAAGCTGCCTATGCGGCAGTGAACTCATATTCCTCCCTCAATTCTCGAAGATGCTCTTTCTAAGCTGCCTATGCGGCAGTGAACTTCAGAGCAACGTCATGAGTTCATTGCAGACGTTTCTAAGCTGCCTATGCGGCAGTGAACAAGTAACGCGCGGCTTGAAGGCAGGCGTAATCTTTCTAAGCTGCCTATGCGGCAGTGAACTTGATGGGCAATTATTTTTAGTCCGCAAAGATTTTCTAAGCTGCCTATGCGGCAGTGAACTTTACCAGCGTTTTTGAGTGATTCAGTCAGCATTTCTAAGCTGCCTATGCGGCAGTGAACTCAACTGCGTTAAAGGCAGAACGCTATACGCATTTCTAAGCTGCCTATGCGGCAGTGAACAACTTTTGACACAAAAAGAGAGGCTAATGCATTTTCTAAGCTGCCTATGCGGCAGTGAACTACGCTTTGCATTGGGTTCTTTATTGCTTTGTTTTCTAAGCTGCCTATGCGGCAGTGAACGCAATCAATGAGGAGATCAAGAAGTACGGCGATTTCTAAGCTGCCTATGCGGCAGTGAACTCGTTCATGAATTATTAGCTATTTCATACGCTTTTCTAAGCTGCCTATGCGGCAGTGAACTGTCATCACATCAATGCCAGCAACTGCCACTTTTTCTAAGCTGCCTATGCGGCAGTGAACAAATTTTGATAGATACGGATGATCACCAATGTTTTCTAAGCTGCCTATGCGGCAGTGAACTCAGAAGATGATCCAAGACTACAGGCTCAAGCTTTCTAAGCTGCCTATGCGGCAGTGAACAAATTAACTCACACAGTTGAGCTAACGAGAGATTTCTAAGCTGCCTATGCGGCAGTGAACGCAGATGATAATAGAAATGAGGATATTTTTCATTTCTAAGCTGCCTATGCGGCAGTGAACAATAAAATTTCGGCACAAAAGATAGGAAAAATCACTGATCGAAGGTATTTTGCCTAAAACAACCAATGATTTTTCCTTATTTAATAAGCTACTGATTTTTATCCAAATTTTTAAAGAGCAAAAAACATTGGTTAAAATTCAGGAACGGTGGACAATGAATCTCCAGCACTCAAACCATAAGTTGTGAAATGAGCGGCCTCCGTTGGTGATGAAACAGGATTCTTATGAATCAACAATTTAAAACGTTGATCCGTGCTTTCACTGCTCATTTTCACGTAAGGCAAATCACTGTACTTTGGCTGTTTATCTTTAAAATGTGTAACTGCATCCTCAAAAGTCACATTGTTGCGCTTTGCATAACGGCGCGCTAAACGCTCAATGCTACTTTTAACCTGATGACGCTGATAAACAGCATAGCTTTTCACATCTTTAGGCACCGGTTTAATGGCAGAAATGTGCACATAATCACTCAAACGCATCAAGCACAATCCAATGTTCATGGCCATCAATTCCGCTTCAGTTTTTGCAAAAATGCGCAGATTTTTGCCAAGCCCTATTTTGTGCTTTTCCGGGATAAATTGATACCCAGGAAAACTCAATCCAATCCCTTTATGCTGCTGATGATTGTGCATATTCACCAATGCAAAATGCAGCTGCTTAAACACTTGATCACGAATATGACTGAGCGGCATCTCCTCTTGCATAATCAATGTAATCTCTTGATAAAAATGCAT